CCCGGAACCCACCCGCCCCCCCCCCCCCCCCCTACTGCCCCGGGCGAGTAAGCGGCTCGCCCGGCTGCACCCCCGAGAGAGGAACACCCTTGAAACGCCTATCCCAGGCCCCGACGTCCAGACATATTGCGCTTCCCAATATTGTTGACATGCTGTACGGGATACTGTATAATCGTGGTGTTGGGGTAAGCGGCCCCGGCGCAGGGCACACGAGAGAGGACAGCTCCATGTACCAGCACGATGAAACCGGTTATCAGGCGTTCCGCGAGATGATCGAGCTCGATCGCCACGCGAGCGGCACGTATGACGAGTACGGCGATCCGGACGGTCGCGAGCCGGGTGAGCCGATCTTCTGCGCCCACTGTGGCGGCGCGACCGGCGAGGTATATGACCCCGAGGCCGACGGCCAGATTGACGTCTGCCCCACGTGCTACGACCGGATCATGTACCCGCAGTACGACTGGCGGTAGCGACAGGCGACCGGGCGGGAAGCGGCCCGCCCGGTCCGACTTCCCGAGAGAGGACAGCACCGTGGACACCATCACGTCGGAGATCCAGATCCATGCAGAACAACGTGACGGCATCGTCGGGATCGCGCGCTCAGAACGGATACACGCGGAGATCATGGCTTCGGCATCGGCCAGCGCGATGCTCCGGACCCTCGGGAGCGCGATAGCCGACATGGAAGAGGCGCTGGCGTCGCTCCGGCGATTCGTCGAGGACACCGAGAAGTCCCCGCAGGACATCGTGACCAACGAGGCGCTGCGCTGGGTCGTGTGGGATCTGCGCAATCGCGCGATCTCGCTCGACCACAAGCTCACGTCGACCGGCACGGAACTCGCGGTCCGCGACGCGATCGTGTCGCGTATGAGCGGGATTCTGGAGCGCGCGGGCATCGATCCCACGACCGGAAAGGCTCGGCAATCATGAGCCGCATTCCCGAGTACCAGCACGTTGAGACGGCAGACGGCCAGCGATACGCCGACTACCTCGCGAGCCCAGGGGGCAAGGCCGAGGTGCGGCTAATCAAGCTCATGCGGGCCCTGGAGGAGGCGCAGCAAACCATCGCGCGGCTGGAAACGGAACAGCCCCGCGCATACGGGCAGGCGATATCCGCGTGGGGCAAGACGTTCGAGGAGGCCCCTGCCGACGTGATCCCCCGGATCGACAAGCGCATTGCCGAGGTACTGGACGAGATGGTGCGCGCCACGATGCGCCTACAGGAACGCCACGACCTGATCGTTACGGAATCGCTCTAGGGTTCGCACAACGCCCGTCACGGGCCAGAAAGGGACACCACCATGTCAACCCGCGCAATCATCGCTCGCAAGACCCCAGACGGTTGGGAGGGCCGATATCATCACTTCGATGGGTATCCCTCGGGCCTCGGGGCCGCGTTGCACGAGATTGGCAACGAGGTGTTCGGCGGCGACATCGGGGCCATGATGACCACGCTGATCGACGATCATCCGGCGGGCTGGTCCAACATCCAGAATGTTGACTGGACCCGTGAGCCAGGGTTCGGAGACCCGAAGGGCCCCGAGTGCTACTGCCACGGCCAGCGCCACGAAGGCCCGGACCTCCGGACCAGCGCCGGCGCGCCCGACTGTTTCGAGGAATACCTGTACGTCGTGGACGTGGACGCCCGGACCATCGCGGTCTACGCCACGCCATACCCGCACGAACGGGACGCGTTGCATGTCGCGACCGTGCCGTTCGGGTGCTCCGCGGACTGGCGACAGATTGAGCACTGGGGTGATCACGTGGACGGAAGCCCGGTGGATCCCGACTGACAACCCTGGGATGGCGCATTCGTGCGCCATCTCCTATCCCCCATCCTGATATTGTTGTCATGCTGTACGGGATATGGTACACTTATGTTGTCCCGGGGTAGCGGCCCCGCGGCAGCGAACGACAGAGAGGACTCCCCCCATGGCCAAGCGATTGATCCTGAAATACGCGGGCGAATGCGTAGCGTGTGGCGCTGAGCTTGACGCCGGGGCCGAGGCGATCTGGTGGTCACGTGGCCGGGTCTCGTGCCTCACGTGCGATGGGCGCATGAGTGAAGACGAGTACCAGGAGCGCCGGGATGCCAAGGTCGAGCGGTTCCAGGGGTACGCGGACAACGCTCGGGCCCGCAGTAACACGGCATTGGAAACCGCGAGTCAGATTGCCGACATGATCCCGGCGGGCCAGCCGATCCTCGTGGGCCATCACTCCGAGGGGCACCACCGGCGCGACCTCGCGCGGATTGACCGCAACATGCGCCGGGGTATCGATGAGCACGACCGTGCGGAGCACTGGGATCGCCGGGCCCGCGGGGCCGAGCACGACACCACGATCCACGCGGATGACCCGCTGGCCGTCGACAAGCTCCGGGACAAGATCGCGGAACTGGAAGCCCAGCGAGAGCGCATCAAGACGGTGAACCGGTTGGTCCGCAAGGCCGCGGGCAAGGACCCGAGCCGGGAGCACGCCGCTGAGATCATCGCCGCGCACCCCGACCTGACGGCACGCGAGCGCGCAACGCTCCTGAGCGACCTCACGATGTACCACGGGATCGTGCAGGTCGGGTATCCGGGGTATGTGCTGAGCAACCTCGGGGCGAACATCCGGCGCTATCAGCAGCGGCTCAAGGGACTGGAACGCCTGATCGCGACATTCGAGTAGCCGCACGACCGCCGGGCCCCGAGGCATCCTCGGGGCCACTGGACAGGAGCAGATGATGAGCATCCCGACGACCCAGGGCCCCACGTACATGGGGTGGCATGACCCGCGCAAGGGCGCGACTCCCACGAGCCTGACGGACGGCGCGGTTCGGCGCTTCGAGCGCAAGCACGGGCGTGGGCCCGCCGAGTTGGTGGCCCATCCCGACACGACGCTCGATCCCGAGGTCGCGTCCGGTGTCATGATCCGCACCAGCACCGACGTTCCACTCGGGGTCGTGTGGGTCGGGCCAATCGACAACGTAGCGCGGCATTAGCGCGCCTGAGACATAAACGACGAAACGATGCACAATGACCGGCGTGGGTGCCGGGACTGACCGGCAAGGAGGCGGACACCGAAAGAGGCCGACACATGGGAGTCATGGATCGTGTACGTGAGCAGGCCAAGCAGGACATGCTCCCGCGCGAGGGGCGAGACAAGTGGGACCCGCGGGGAGCCCAGCGGGTCATGTGCATCTGGTTTCCCATCATGGCCCTGGCGATGTGTGTCGTGATCGGTGTTATCAGCGCGATTGCGGGCATCGTGTAACCCCAAGGAGAATCCCATGACGATTGGCGAAGCGATTGATCGGGCGATAGCCTCAATCCGGCAGCGCGGCACAAGCGATGAGGTGCTGCTCGACGAGTTGGCGCGCGTCGCCCGGATAGCGTTCCAGCTCGGCAGCACCGCTGCGCTCGATACCCTGCTGAGTGCCCGCGACGTAGCCGAAGCCCTCGGGGTCTCGCACGACAGCGGCTACGTGGCCCGAATGGCCCGGAAGCACAACATCGGCGCGGTGATCGCGGGAACGCGGCTCTTCCGCCCCGAGGACCTGGACGAGCTCCGGGCCATCAAGGACGCGGCAGTGCCGGGACGGCGCAAGAGCCACTACCGCATAATCGACGGGCCCGCGCGACCGCGCGATGACCAGTAATGATCCCACGGGACAAGCAGACGGCCAGCGGTTGTTACGCCGCTGGCCGTCGCTATGGGGATGGGAGGCACACGCCGGGCGTTGACGCTGTACGCTGGTCGCCACTACGGTCAAGGACGACCATCGCCCACTGCAACCCCTATCCCCAGAGAATCAGATTGAACCCGTCGATCTCAGCCTGCGTGAGCCGGCGCGGATCTGCCGACAGCGCCCCGCTCAGTCGTATTTCCATCTGGCTCGCCCCCCGAGACTCCAACTCGGCCAGCACCTCACGGATGAGCCATTGATTGAGGCGCACGACCGTGTTGCTCGCCTTGCGGTTGCTCCCGAGGTCGATCCGGGGAACTGGTGCCGTCGCGCGGCCCGTCGCCGTGGTCATGATGTCGCCGGCTCCGACGAACGGAGCGTTGGTTCGCACTAGTCGCCTCTCACAACCTTGCCGACTCCCACGGGCGAGTCGTCGGTCACGTCATCGACCACGAACTCGACCTGCTGGATCTCGTACACCGCCTTCTCGATCAGGGTCCGCCACTGCTCCTCCGTGAGGTTGATCCCGTGGGCTTCGGCGAGGTCGTAGGCCCTGCTCATCGCGTCGTTGAACTTCTGGCGCGCCTGCGCCCCGGTCCCCGGGGCCAACTGCTCGACCGCCTGGACCGCGAATTCCGCGATCTGCCGGGCTTTCGTGAGCTGCGCGTCACTTACCTGTGTGCGCAGGTACGGGATCAGTGCCTTGGACACCACGGCCCCGAGGAGCCCCATCAGCGCAACCACGAGGGTCACGACCGCTTCCATGATGGTCATGTCGATCTCCTATGCTGCAAACCGATATCGGTTTGCCTAATAACCTCAGGCGCGAAGTTGCGCCAACTCGGCCTTGAGGGCCGCGAGTTCATCGCGTAGCGCCCGGTTCTCCAACCCGAGCAACCCGCGGGTAATCGAGCCGTCGGGCCAGTACTCGATGCGCGCGCGCTCGAAGTCCTGGGCGATCAGCGCGGTGCCATCGGTCGAGGTTGACCCGTAGGCCCCGGAGGTCACGTAGCCCGTGTCCTCCCACGGACGCGCGTTGACGTGATTGACGAACACCCGCGGCACCCAGAACTTCCCGTGTGGCGATCCCCACGGATCCGGCACCGCATCCTCGGTGATGTCGCGTGGCACCGGCGCGGGCGCGGGCCCGAGTTGGCCGGCACGATACGGACGCACGAACGCGCTCATCAGGGTCCCGGGGCACGACGTTGCGCTGAGTTCCTGATGTCCCCACACCTGCGAGCGCGCGCTACCGGACCACTGGATCCACGCGTCCACGACCTCCTGCAGGGCCTTGAGTTGCGCCGCGGTGGCCGACTGGCCGTCCCCGAGGGGCAACTGCACCGCGATGGCCGTGCGGTTCTGCGAGGCCCCGCAGTGCCACAGCACGCGCTCAAGGTCTCGCATCAGCCACTTGGTCCCGTCGCCGTCGATCCCGATGTGGTACATGATGCCGCTGCCGTAGATCGGGGCTTCGCCGCCGGTCGCCCAGTTCTTGCCCACGTGGTACACGGCATCGGCCTGGAGCGAGCTGAGCCCCGCCCCGGGGTTCGTCACGACCCCGCGGTAATGCACCACGAGCCCACGCTTGTCCTTGAGCGCCACGGTCTCGTACGGCCCTCGTGGCACTCCGTCGTCCCCTGGCTGCTTGGTCGCGAGCATCGCGCGGGCGTCGCGCAGGCCGGGAATGATGTGATCGTATGGTGTCGCCATGGGCTCCTGCCCTTCCATGATGTCGGCCAGTGCGTTGATCTGACCCGCGATGAATTCCGCGTACTGGCGCGGCTTGTTGCCGTCCCGGCTCGGGGCCCAGACGGCGACGACCTCGTAGATCGAGACGGCCCCCGCGTTCTGGTAGTCAAACCCCGGTTCCTCGATCCGGTAGATCCCGTCCTGCACGGAATCCAGCACGTCGCGGTACTCGACGTACAGGGAATCTCGCACCGGATCCCTCACGCGCTTGGCCCTGTCCATGATCTCGGGGTCTCGAATCGACCGTGCGTTCGTGAGGCTCCGGGTATCCATGCGCCATAGCACGGAATCGCGGTTCATGCCCCACGTGTGCTCGCGCCCCGCGATCCCGAACCAGCGGGCCGGATCATGACCGCGCGCCACGATCAGGCGATAGAGCGCTCGCGCGGCTTCCTCGGGCGTGCTGAATCGGTCTTCCAGCCCGTTCCACAGCGGATGGGTCGCGGGGTTGAACCGATCGGGCAACGCGCCCTGCGCACGCCACGCCTCGATCCAGCGGTCTTCCGTGATGGTCGCGGTCGCTTTGAACGGGCTATCGATGGTTACGGCCATGAGTCACGTCCCCTCGGATAATGCGATATCGCCGACGGCCCCGAACCTCGGAGCGCCACCGGGCCCACATGACCACGCCGAACAGCATCGCCACGGTGATGAACCCCCGACCATTCAGCGGGGCGCTGGGTTGCGTGAACGCCACGATCCCGATGAGCGCGAGCACGAGCTTGACCAGCATCCAGTCGAACTCGTTGTCCGAGTCGTTGCGAAATAGCGCCAACGCGCCGGGCGACGACGGCAGGGCCCCGGCCTGCAACAGGTCAATGTCCCGGTCGATCTGGTGCCACAGTGCGGCATGGTGCCGTGCGCCCCACAGGCAGATCAGTACCCATGCGATTTCGTGGATCCCGACCGTACTCGGTAGCATGTTCCCCCTACCCCTCTGCTCGCCGTCGCCGGATCTCTTCCAGCCGAGGGAGGAGGTCTGCGCGCTCCTCATACGCCGACAACATCATCTCGAGATCATCGAGCCGTTCCTCACTCTGCTCGATGTACACGTCGATCGCGTTCCGATATGTGCGCTGCCGGTTGGCCCCCATGAGCCACCGCCAACAGCGCCCCAGCGTCGCGGTGATGGTCTGGACGACGCGACGCACGAACCCGATCATCGATTCCGCTCCGCCGGGTGATCCACCGCCTCGATGATGTCGGTCATGCGCTCGCTCAGCGAGATCATGCGCTCGAACACAGCGGACAATTTCTCGTTGCGGTCGATCTCGCGCCGGTGCGTCCTGCCCGCCACGATGTCCTCGCGGATGAACAGGAACACGACCAGCAGCAGCGTGGCCCCGACCCCGCCCCCACCGACAACCGCCCACGCGTCGGCCAGCGTCATGGAACGCGCTCACTCATCACCCGCGATCCTCTACGGGGTCAAGCTCGTCCGCCGTGACGGCCACGACCTCCTGCATATCCAGCAGCACCAGTGAACGGGTCCGATCCTCCGGGGGCGTGAAATACAGGGTCGGGGGCGTAACCCCGCCGTCCGGGTTCGGGGTCGGGGGATCGGCGGTCGGCATCCCGACGGATTCGACCTGAACGACCTGCCCGTACCGCAGGTACAGCGACACCTTGAACCGGCGCTCATGATCCACGGGCAACACTCCCTTCCTTCTTGCCCTTTGTGGCCTCGGCGCGACGCTCCGCGGCCGCGCGTTCGGCCCTCAGGTCTGCCGCGGCCCGCGGACGCCCAGACCCGTCGGCCACGCGCGCGCGGCCCAGCAGCGCCTTGACGGGTGCGGGCGGGGGCGCGGGCGGGGTTGTCAGGCGCTCAACCTCGGGACGCCGGCGCTCAATCGCGTCGTCGATCATGGCCTCGGTGACCTGGGCGGTCGATATCGCGGGCAGGACCACCTGATCGACCAGGATCGCGGGCTGCTGGGGATTCTCCTCGGGGTCGCGCTCATACCACGTCATGTCGAGGATGACGCCCGAATGGTTATCGGTATCGCGCAACTGCGTGGGGATGCAGAACAGCATGTGACTCCCTTTCCTATCCGACCGGCACGACACTCGTGATCGTCACGAGCGCCTGGACCGTGCACGTCACGTCCATCAGTTGTGCCGACGTGATCTCGATGTTGTTGGTCTGGCGCAGGGGTTGACCCTGGCCGTCCACCAGATACGGCGTAATGTCGACCATGAAATCGTTGTCCCACGGACCCCCGAGCGCCGCGGTGCGGTCGGTCCCGTTGATCGAGACCCGCATCTGGGGCTCCGTGGGATTTGGGCCCCGGAACACCCCGTAGACCAGCGCGTGGGTGTGGTCCTGGATCTCGTGGTCGTGGGGGTTGACCGCGTGGGTATGGAGCGGCAACGTATGGCTATGCTCGCCCCCGGCCACCGCGGTCTGGCCCGACACCGTGTGGGTGTGGTTCAGGATCCCGTGGGTGTGGAGGTTCTCGCTCTGGGTCGCGACACCCGTGATTGCGTGCTCGTGGGCTTGGGTCTGCTGGGTCGTGAGCGCTCCACTGGCCCCCTCGGTGCCGTTGCGCCCCACGTAGAACCCGTAGTTGGGACCCGTCTGGGGCCCTGTATTCATGACGATCTGCTGCAGATAGCCGGGATCGGCCCACGGGGTGGTCTGCTGGTACTGCCCGATAATGTGGAAATGCAGGCCGCCCGGCTGCGTGGTCGCGCCCGTCACCGAGTGGGTGTGGGGTGAGCCGCCCTGCGACGTGTGGCCCCCGCCCGCCGGTGTCACGGCGGTCGAGATTGCGTGCGAGTGCTGGCCCGCGGCATTGGCCGTGACGCCACCGCCGCCCTGCACCACCACGACGGTCGAGCTTGAGGTCTGGCCCCCGCCCGCCGCCGCGCCCTTGACGTTGCTCTTGACCCGCGACTTCCGTACCTGCATCTCGGCACGGTGCAGGTACGTGATGGTGTCGTTGATCCACACGGGGAACCGGGCGCTTTCGCCCACGTCGACGCTTTCGGTATAGGGCCCGAACGGCATGTTGATCGGGAACGGGCGCTTGGCCGTCTGGATGGCCCACAGGTCTTCCAGGGCCTTGGCCACGATGTCGGCGTCATCCGGGGTTTCGCGGTCCACGGTCGAAACCGTCAGGGACCAGCGATCCACCCCGTCCTCGTCGAACTCTCGCTTATACCCGAGGATCCAGACGTCGGTGTCGATGTCGCGCCACACCCGCGTGCCATGGGGCAGGGCCACGGCCCCGCGGTACCGGAGCCGCGCGGTGTCGCCGGTCCGGAGCTGCACCTGACCGCCCACGATATGCCGGAGTCCCACGACATCGACCTTGTAGGACTCCTGCGCGGTCCCGTGCCACCCGAGCCACGCGGCAGCCACGTCGTACAGGGCGTTGGCGGCGTTGCGGATCTCCGCCGGGCTGTTGGACAGCGGCACCAGATCCTTGGCGATCAGGGCACGCTCGCGCGGCCCGTGGGTCACGATGCTGTCGCCCCACTCGATGTACCAGTACGGGTTGCCCGCGCGATCCGTGCCCTGGTGGATCGGGTATGGACTCGTGCGGTCGCTATATTGCAGCGTCAGGGCCGAGATACCCTCGCCGCCGCCCAGCGGGACCACGCGGTTCCAGAGCTCGTCCTGCTGGGTCGTGATGGTCAGGTGGACAATCGGCTGTACCGCCATGTCACCAGTCGGGTTGACGTACTGGACGTTACTGAGCACGAGTCCCGAATCCGCGCCCATAGGTCCGATCTCGACCTGTCGCGTGAGATTGCGTTCCCGGATGTGCCAGCCGAACATTTCGGCCGCATGGGCCATCGCCTGCCACGCCGACGCCCCGGTGTACTGCGCCGTGACGTTGCGGGGGTCCGGCGCGACGCTGAACGCGCCCCACGCGGTCCCGACGAGCAGGTCATCCACGACGTCGGGCATAGGGACGTTGGCGTACTCGGTCCCAACCAGCGTGTTGACCCACACGAGCTCCTGAGCCAACGACGATCCCGAAACCGTCGCGATCATCTGTCCATCGGGCGTCACAACGGTTTCGACCGGCCCCACGACCCCCCGGAACACCAGGCCCTCGCCCGCGCGATGGAGATTGATACGAGTCCCGTCAACCACCTGATCGAGCGCCGGATCGTACGCCGGGACCGCGATCTCGAACGCCCCGATGCCGTCGAGCGCGGCGTCATACCAGCCCCCGAGGATCGTGAGCAGTGGCCCGCCGTCCAGCGGGTTGCCCGCGGGATCGAACAGATCGGCCCGGAGCCCAGCGCCCCCGACCGTCGCGTACTCCATGAGCGTGGCCTCAACGGTCGCGCGGCCCTGTATCCCCACGGTGATGTCAGCGCGGAACGACACCTCGGCCTCGACGGTCGCGGCGCTCGTGATCCCGACCACGATTTCGGGCACCACCGCGGCCCGTGCCTCGACGGTCGCGCCGGAGTCGATGTTCACGACGAAACCTGCGGGCACCGTGATGCCGGAGCCGACGGTCGCGACACCTGCAATATCCACGTCAATCAGGCGCGTTGCACTGACCCTGGCATCCACCGTGGCCCACGTGTTGACCTCGACCTCGATCATGGCCGCGGGGAGCAGCCGGGCGCTGACCCATCCGGCCCCGTAGATCGTGGCTTCGATGCCCGCCGGAGCCGTTGCCCGTGCCTCGACGGACACGCTACCCGCGATCCCGACCGTGATCTCCGTCGTGACCGTGACATCGACCTGCACGGTGGCCGCGCCCGCGATTCCTGTCGTGATGAGCCGTGACGCCGTGACGGATGCCGCGACCGTGGAGCTACCCGCGATGCTCGGCTCGATCTCCTGCGGGACCTGCAACAACGCCTCGACCGTGGTGCTGGTGTCGTGCCAGTTGCCCGCGCCGTCGCGCGTGCGGATGTAGCGTGTGTTGTTGCCGTTGACGATTCCACTGTCGGTCAGCAGGGACGTCGATATGGGCGTGCCACTCGTGCAACTGATCGGCCCGATCAGTTTCGTGCCGGTTCCACCCGCCCCGGTCCAGATTTCGTACCGCATCTGGCTCGCGCCGGTTGATGTGGCGTCGTTGGGCGTGAACGTCAGGCTGTACTGTTTCTCGGTCGAGACAGGGTTCGGCGTGTGGCTGATGCTCGTTGAATTCGCCGGCGCGGTTGCGTCACGGTAGACCGTGAACGCACTGGACGTCGCAGAACCGCCCTCGCCGTCATCCACCTCAAGCACGAGACTGTTGGCCCCGTCGGTCAGGTTCGCGTCGTTGTAGGCGATGGTGATCGAGCGCGCACCCGTCTGGACGCTGCCCGACTTGACCGTTGCCGCGCCCTTTTTGACCGTGTAGTTGAGCGTTGATTGCTCGGCGTCGGCGACGGTGAACGAGACTGTCGCGTTGGCGTTGTTCGGGCCGATATGCGTGTAGCCTGAGTTATGGTTGACGCTGGGCTGGGCGGTGAATGTCGGGTTTGTGTTGGGCGTGTAGTCAATCGTGAGCTTCGCCGGCGCATAGGTGCTGTGGCCGTATGGCGCGATCTCACGCTGAGCCTGCCCGGAGCTCGCGACCTGCACGTAAATGGTTGCAACGCCAGACGCGAGATACCCTGAATCCGAGAGCGACTGAAATAGCGCCGTCAGATCAGGGGTATCGTACGTCGCGCCCTCGGACCACGTGCCGGACTGGTTCCATGTCACCGTCTCGGCTATACGAGCGGCAACGACAACGCTGTTGTAACTGGTAGGTGCCGCCCCGTTATCAACGGCACGCGCACGGATTGTATAGGTACCGCTCGTGTCCGAGCTGTCGCCCGATGCGACGAACGTGAGTTTCGCACTGGTGATCGTGACGCCGTGGAGTGCAGACAGGCCAGTGAAACGCCAGAAGCCGCTGTTGCTCGCGCCCCCGATGTACACACGGGTTGTGTTGTTGTTATTGAACGTCGACGACGGACGCCAGTATCCATCGTCAGCGCTCGCTCCAATGGAAACGACAATCTGGGCCACGTTGTCCTGCCTGCCAGCCTTATCGTGTCAGTAGCGGAGAACCAGCGCCCCGCTCCTGCGTGCTACTAGTCCTCGGTGAGGGTCAGTGCGCCAGCCCGAATAACCGGCGGCGTCTGGGTGGTCGATACCCCGATCGATCCAACGTCGCCGTCGTAGTACAGGACGTTGCCCCCAGAGGCCGCGTCGACGAACGCGACCGCGACCGCGGTGTCAGAGCCGCCCTGCACCTCGGGCCACTCAATGTCTGCTGAGTTCGTCATGACGCCCCCGGACGCGGCGTTGAGGCTCGCGGACGGGACCTGCACCCGGGCATAGCCCGTGTACGCGACCTCCGAGATCGTCGACCCGGTGCTCGACTTGCTTGGCGCGACTTTGCACAGAGCCGCGTAGACCGTGCTGGGCATCGTGAAGGCCGCGCGCCCCATCACGTGATCCAGCACCTTGGATGCACAGTAGTTCGATTTGGGCATGGTGTTCTCCTACTCGTAGGGCGCGTGGAACGCGACCGTCAGGGTCATGTCAGGGGTGCCCCCCGACGTCACTTCGATGTAGTTGCTACCCGGGACCAGGCTCATGAGCGCCGTCTGGGTCGCCCCGAGGGTCGCGGCCCCGTAGGCTGATATCCATGTCGTGCCTCCATCCGTTGACCGCTGGAGCGCGGCGTGTTCGGTATCGATCCGGAGCCGGTCATTCGGGCCCGCGGCCATCAGCCCGAACGCCACGGACTCGCCGGTTGTCGTGTTGGTGATCTGGGGGTTCTGGTACCCGCTGGCCCCGTGGGCCGCGAGTTCGACCGTGAGGGCGAGGGCATCGGCGGTCCCGTGATTCACGACCTCCAGCACCGCGGGCGACGCCCCGATCCCGAGGGTCGAGATCGTCAGGTCCTCGGCGTGCCAGTCGGACACCCGGACGAACTCCACGACCACCGGGACAAATTCGCGATCGCGCACCCCGTACTGGAACCCCGGGACCGTGACCGCCGAGGCCCACGCCCAGCGCCGCACAGACGCGCCGTAGCCCTCGATCACCTGCCAGAGCTTTCCCGTGCCGTAGCGCCGGAGCGCCGCGTTCATGGCGTCGACCTGCTGGTCCACCGATTGCCCGTCACCGTGGCGCACGAGGAACCGCGCGCGTTCGCGCCCCGTGCGCTTCGGCATGGGGCCAGCGCCCAGCAGGTTCACCCCGTAGCCCGCGCCCACCACCGTGGCGATCGGGACCACGAGCGCCTGATCGGGAGTCCACTCGTGTTCGAGCCGCGAAAACTCGATCAGGTCCGTGCCATCGGCCCGCGAGAATCCCTGGAGCCAGCGCCGTCGTGGAACCGTCATACCGGTGCTCCTCTCCGGCGCTTCGCCGCGCGGATGCCCCACCCGATGTCCTGCATCGCGCGTTCTGCGTCCTCTCGGTCGCGGGCGTTGATCGTCACCGGCGCGTTGAAGATCAGGTCGATGTCGTCGCCTCCGAACCGTGGCATCACCGCGGTTGCCGAGAGACTGGCGGGGCTCAGGGCCGTCATCGCGGCCCACTCGGGAGACTGGCGCATCCGATCGACCAGCGCGCTGGCCACGACCGACGCGCCCGCGGACTCCAGCGGGATCACGGCCTCGACCCCGCGTTCCGCCACCGTGGCGTCGAGCTCACGGGTCACCACGCCCCCGAGCGCGAGCTTCGGGAGCTCGATCCCCTTGGCCGCGCGGGTGATCGTGTTGTCGGTTCCCACAGGATCGGGGTTCCACCCGCCCGTCGTGGTGGTGCCGTCGTCCTTCGGGACCGCCACGCCCACGAGCCCGGTGGTTGTGTCGGCCTTCGGATCCGTCGCGGTGGTCGTGGTCGTGTTGGTCGTGGTGGCCCCGGTGCTCGGGACCGCCGGGAGGTCCGCGGGCTGCACCGCCGCGATCGTGGCGTTGGCGGCCTGAATCAGCGCCGCGATTTCCTGCACGGCATTGAGGAACCGCAGGGCCTCCTGAACGCCCTGGGTGCTCGCGAGTTGCGCGACGTCCTGCACGAGATCAATGACGATCTGCCACGATGCCAGGAACGCGTCGGCGTGGGCCTGGGTAACGCGTGAGTGATCCACCATCGCCTTGAACGCGTCGGCCGCGCCCTTGACGAGCCCCAGGAGATCGCTCGCGACATCGGCGAACTGCTGGAGGTAGTCGAGCGCGTCGGTGCTGTAGTTCGCGGCGATCTGGCGCAGCATGTCGAGGATGTAGTCCGCGACCCCGGTCATCTCCCACGCGAGTTGCCGGAGGTTTTCGCGGGTCTTGGGATCGAGGTCCCCGTACATCAGGATCGCGGCCAGGGCCTCGCCCGTGGTCTTCATGACCTCAAGCCCCGCGTTGGCCGACTCCGAGAACGCCGACACGGCATCGAGGCCCTTGGTGTCCCACAGGACCGCCACGGCTTCGAGTTGTCGGGTGATCAACTCCACGAGCGCGACCATCTGGTCCGCCGTCGCCGCGAGGTCGTATCCCGTGGTGTCGATGGTGCTGAACAGCAGCATGGCGTTGAGGGCATCGCCCGCCCCGCCCATCGTGTCCATCGCGGAATTCGCGGCCTCGGCGTATTCCGTGACCGCCGTGAGCCCCGCGGTATTGAAATTGGCGCTCGACTCCTGCATCGCCGCGACGATGTACTGCGTGAGCTCGATCATTCGGTCCGCCGCGTCCCGGAGATCCGCGTCCTGGACCTTCATGCCCGCGAACGTCAGGATGGCCTCGACGCCGGCCACGACGTCGCCCATGAGCCCGTAGGCCGCGACCGACGCGTCGACGTATTCCTGGAGGTGGGCCAGCCCTTCGGACGAGAACAGCACCGCGGAATCCCCGAGGCTCTGGACGATGTGTTCCGTCAGGAACTTGACCTGTGACGCGGCCTCGGTCGCGACCGCGAAATCGGTATCCACGAGGCTCTGGAGCGATGCCAGGGCCTCGGACGCCGCGGTCATGAGCTCCATGCCCGACGTCGCGGTCTCGGCGTAGGATCCGGCGCGCTCGATGAATCCGCCGCCCCGTGTGGCCGTGATGTAGTCCGCCGAGTCCCCGATCGACAGCATGATGTGTTCGGTCAGGAACTTGACCTGCGAGGCACCGTCGCGCGCGGCGTCGAGGTCGCCCGACAGCCCCATGAGCGTCGCCATCACGGCAGCGCCCTGGTCCATGAGGTCGAGCCCGGTCTTTGCGGATTCCGCATACTGCTCGGCGTCCGCGACGAACCCCTCGCCTCGCTGAGAGTCGAGGAACCACGCGGAATCCCCGATGCTCGTGACGATGTGCTCGGTCAGGAATTTGATCTGGCTGGCCGCGTCCTTGGCGCGCTCAAGGTTCGCGTTGAGGTCGCTGAGCGTGACCAGCAGGTCCGCGCCATCGGCAACCAGATCGACCCCGGTCTTGGCCGCGTCCGCGTACTCGCCCGCCCGCGTGACAAAGCCCTCGGGACGACTGGCGTCGATCAGCGCCACGGAATCGCCCAACGACACCACGATGTGCTCGGTCAGGACCTTGAGGTCGGTCGCGGCCTGCATGGCGCGCCCGAGATTCGCGTTGCTGGCGTCGAGCTGTGCGATCAGCGCAAGGCCCTGCTCGAACAGGTCGTACCCCTGCTTCGCGGCGTCCATGTAGGCCGACGCCGCATCGAGCATCCCGTCCTCGAACTCGCTCGCCGTGTCCGCCACCATGTCGATCACGAACTTGGAGAACGCGTTGAGCTCCCGGAGGAACGACTCGCCCTGGAATTGGCGCGATTCCGTGATCCCCAGGACCACGCCCTCGGACGCGGCCTCGCTGGCATCGGTCGCGGCGTCGACGATCTCGGGGGTCGAGTCCGCGATGCCCCCGGCGTACTGTTCCCCGAGGTCGCGCCCGTACTGCCACCAGTTGCGCCGCTGGCCCCGGAACGTGTTGCTCAGGGCCCCGACGCCATGTTCGACCGCCGGGAGCGTGTCCTGGGTAAACGTCGCGGTGATGTAGGACCAGTCGGGCTGGAATGCCAGGGGGCCCCATTTGGCCGGGGAGTGCGGGAGCAGGCCCTCGACCCGCGCGAGTCCGGCGGATAGCGCGGTGTAGTCCAGATCGGCATAGATGGTGAACGACCGTGTGACTCCCGCGAGTCGCGATTCAACCTCGTTGATCCCCGAGATCGCGCCCGAGTTATCGGCATCCAGCGTCGCGGTGTAATCGCCCTCGGCAAATCCCGTGGCTCGGCCCCGCGCGTACTCGGTCGGGGTGACGGCTGGCTGGTTATCGGCCTTGAGGGTCGCGGTATAGTCCGCGTCGGCGAACGTCCGGGCCGCGTCGCTCGCGTTGTGGGCCTTCTCGACCGCGTGGGTGTCGTCACCCTCGAACGCCGCCATGTAGTCGCCCGCGGCGAACTCATCGCCCGCAGTCGTGGCGTCCGCCGCGCCCTGCTCCGCACCACTGGCATCGACCCCCAGCACGGCCTCGGCCTGGGTCTCGTCGAAGATCCCGAGTTGGACCAGCAGATTCACGATCTTCTCGATCGTGGTGTCCATGGATTCGGCCAGCGCTCCGAGCGACTGGGCCATTTGGAGCCCCGCGGATGCCGCGGGATCGTACTGCGCGGTCAGGCCCGCGAGAGCAATGCGGTACTCGTCGCTGCTCTTGTCCTCGTACTGGGCGTTGAGCTCGTCAAGTTTCCGGGTGAATTCGGCGGTCTGGACCGCCGATTCAACGAACGCCCCGGCCTCATCCAGCGCCCCGCCCTTGGAGCGTTCCTGCAGCCAGACTAATTGCTCCTTGGATGCGTTGTACTGGTCCTGGGTAATGCGTCCGTCCGCGAGCTGCTGGTCCAGGACCGCGATGGCGTCGCCCGCCATTTTGCCCCGGTTATTCCACTCGTCCATGTGGGCCGCGGCCTCGCCGGCAGCCGACCCGATGTTGCGGTACGCCTCGGCCACGGGATCGAGCATGCGGCCAAATGCCCCGGCCTGATCGACGCTCGCGGCGATGATCCCGTTGATCGCGTCCATGTGGGCCTGAATGGCCGCGATCTCCGCAGGGTCGGGTTCCGGCGCGGCCAGCGCCTCGGCCAGCTTGACCCGCAGGCCCTGGAGCTCGGATTCCGCGGCCTCGCGGAACTCGGAGTAGCGGATCTTGCCGTTCTGGACGAACGCATCGACCGCGCCCTGCGAGGTCGACATCCCCGACACCACCGCGGTGGTCGCGAGCCCCACGGCGGCAACGGCATCGCTCCCCATCCCCATCATGGCGTCGCCGAGGGCTGATGCGCGGCCTACCAGCACGTCGACCTCGGACTGCGTGTAGCCGAGCCCTGACCCGAGGTCGTCCCACACGCGGTTCCAGTCCGCGGCCATGCGCTCCGCTTCGGCGGGCAGGTAGTGGAGCCCGTCGCCGAGATCCCCCATGCTGGACTGAATCTGGTCCGCCGCCGCGACCGTGGTTGCGGCCATATCGTCTGCCGCATCCGCGGTGTCGCCGAACAGTTTGCTAATCACCCAGTTCGGCGCGGCCTTGATTTGGTCCCACAGCCAGACAAACGCATCGGCAGCGGCCCGTACCGCGGTCGCGAGAAGCCCGAGGGCCTTGGACACGAGCCCGGTGTGCATTTCGAGCGTGATGAGCCCCGCGCCCACCACCGCGACCGCCGCGGCAACCGCGAGCACCGGGAGCGACAGGGTCCCGAGCGTGACGACCAGCAGTCCCGTGACAACCAGCAGCGGACCAGCAACGGCCAGCAAGGCCCCGAGCGCGATGGCGAAGGTCTTGACCGGGCCCGGGAGACCGTTGAACGCCGGAATCAGGGTGCCGCTGAGGAATCCCGCAAACCTTCCAACCACGTCGACCGCCGACTGGAACATCGGGATCAGCGCGGTGCTGAGCTCTAACGCGGCCTCGGACAGCCGGTTCTTCATGATCTGGATCTGGCTGGCCGTGGTCTCGTACCGTTGCGCCGCCTCGTTGGTCAGCGCGGTGTTTTCCTGCCACGCGGTGGACCCGAGCTCAATGGCGTTGCGGAACAGGTCGCCCGCGCCCGCAGCCCGCAGCAATGCGTCGCGGACCCGAATCTCCGACAGCCCAAGCTCGTCCAGGACCCCGAAGACATCGCCCCCGGCAGCCTGGATGCCCCCAAGCCCCTCGATAAACGAGACAATGGCCCCCGAGGCATCCTCCTGGAACGCACGCTGGAATTCCGCGCTCGTCATCCCCGCGACCGACGCGAACGTTTCGAGTTTCGCGCCGCCCTGCGCAACCTCCGACGCCATGTCGATCATGACGCGCGAGATTGCGGATCCACCGGCCTGGGCCTCGATCCCGACGCTCGACAGCGCCGCCGCGAACCCCATGATCTGGGGCTCGGTCATCCCGACGGTATGGCCCGCGCCCGCGATTCGCAGCCCCATCTCGACGATCTCGGACTCGGTCGTGGCGAAGTTGTTGCCGAGGGCCACGACGGTTGAGCCGAGGCGGTCGAACTCGGTTTGGGGCATCTGCGTGATGTTGGCGAGGCGCGCGAGGCTGGTGGCGGCCTGTTCGGCCGTCATGTTGGTCGAGACCCCGAGGTCCACCATGGTGCGCGTGAACCCCAGGATGTTGGGCGTCTGGATCCCGAGCTGCCCCGCGGCTTCCGCGACGCTCGCGATGGACGACGCGCTGGCCGGGACCTCAAGCGCCATTTCGCGGATCCCGGTCGACAGCGCCGAGAACTCGGTTTCGGTCGCGTTGACGGTTTTGCGGACGCCGGCAAACGCGCTCTCGTAGTCGATCCCGGTCTTCAGGACCGCGGCCCCCATGGCCAGCGCGCCGGCCGACACGATCGTCATGGCCTGACCGGTCTGCTGCATCGACTGGCCCGCGGACACGAGGGAACCCCGGAATCCCTCTACCCGGTTCTTGGCACCCTCGATCCCGGCCTTGAGCTCAGCGTCATCGACTTTGAGCTCAAGGACCGCGGTGCCGAGAACGCTGCTGGCACTCATGCCGCAGCCTCACTATTCAGATGCAGGATATCGGTTTGGCCGATAGCGCGGGGCACAGAGAACCGCCCAACTACACCCTGACCCGGCCCTCTCGCCAGAACCAATCACGAATATCATCTGCGCCGTTTAGAACCGTTTTCCCCGCATGGAGCGCGGTGTCCAACACGACGCCGTCCCGGATGTTCGCCAACTCCTGTCGTAGAGCCTCATAGCCGTCGAGCGCGGCCTGCGCGGCCTTGCTGCTGAACGACGCGACCGATGCGCCCGCAGCGCTCGCGACTCGGATTACGTAGGCGTTCATCAGCGCCTCTTCGGCCTGGAGCCGTGGTATCCAGTCAACCAGCGGCTGGAGCAGCGGCTCGGGCTCGTCTAGCCACTGATCGGGGGTTCCGCCGTAGAATCGGCAGAGTCGAGCGAGACTTTCCCCAAGGTCAGACGATCGGCGAGGCGACGCAGACGCGTCGGACCGGTCGGCAGCGGGGTCGGCGGCTCCTGATTCATCGGGGGCGTCGGAGTCGTCGCCCCCTGGCTGAAAAGCTGCAGCACATAGGCACACAAGCGCCCGTGCTCTCGCATGCTCAACTGCTCGACCACCGCGAGCGGCACATCGGGCATCGCGATGATCATGACCTCTCGCATTGCGCGCTCATAGATCTTGACGTCGTCCTCGGTGACGTCGTCCTCCTCGGCCTGCTCGAACTCCACGATGCCCTTGAGGAGTCCGGACAATCGTTTGCGCTCGCGCGTCGAGTACTCGGCGGTATCGCGCAGCATGTAGATCCGGCGCTCGCCGGCGACGTTGATCGCCACCGGCAGGCGGTCCGGAACCGCGGTATCGAGTGACAGACGGGGCCGCTGGTTCACGTGTGTGCCTCTCGTGCTAGAACAATCGAGCCGTCACGCCGCTAGGCGGAGGCGGGCTCGTACTTGCGGAGCGTCAGGATCCGCGCCGGCGTCGCGGTATCGTCGGGCAGCGCGGTGGTCTCGATGGGGATTCGGGCCGCGGTGGCGCGCTGCCCCAGGGTGGACTGCAACCCGCCGGTCGCGAGGCCCTTCCACACGATGATGCGGAACGGCTCGCCGTTGGTCGGCTGCTCCGCGTCGATGCCCCACGAGCGATAGTCGTCCGACACATTGGCCGTGACTTCATACTCGTCGAACCCACGGGCACCAGATGTCGGGGCCGTCGTCGCGACCGTGCCCTGCCCGAGCCCGAGCTTGAGGTTTTCGGGCGTGAACTCGATCAGGTTGCTGCCCAGCGTGATGGTGCGGCCCGTGATCGGACGGAACAGCGGATCAAGGACCTGATCCGCGGGGATCTCGCCGCGCTCAACCGCCATGTTGAACGTGATGCCCTCCTGGGTGTAGCCCACGGAGGTCCAGTCGTTGGCCTGCCCCACGGCCTTGGTCCACGGGACCCCGAAATCCCCGGTGGTCGGGGTGTCGATCGGGAACGCGTTGTCCTCGTCGAACGGCGTCGCGTACAGATGCGCGACACCGAACAGGACGGCAGAAGAATCAGCCACGTGAATGCTCCTCTACGGAATCGGTCGCCCTGGCCCTCTACGGCCCAGAGTCAACCCAAGATCAGAACGGCAGGTCTTGGTCCGGCGCATCCGCCGGAGCTTCGCTCGCCGGGGGCTCCTCAGGCTCAGGATCCTCCTTCCCCTTGGTAGACGTGGACTTGAGCTCGAACCGGAACCCCCGGCCCTCGTAATAGGCCAGTTGGTCCTCGGTGAGCGCGATCACGCCTCCACGTGCAATGCGCTGGTCGGGATCAGCGCCGATCCGCGAGATCGCGATCGGCCCGTCGATCCATCGGTACTGCCGGGTCTTTGGCTTTGCCAATCGGCATCACCCCCTTTCCGCGTAGTTGTGATCGCCGGGTCGTGGCCCGATGTTGGCCGCGGGCCCGACACGCGCGCGAATCCGGTCGTACAGGGCGCGCGCCTGCTGGATCGTGATCGGCTCGATCATGCCGATCACGTGGGCTTCGAGCGTCATGGTGTGGGCGAATTCGGAGTCCTGGGTCAGGTTCTCGAACGCCGCGTAGATGCCCCAGACCCCGTGATACGGTTTCTCAATCCCCGCGACCGTGAAATAGCGATCGACGCGACCGTTGCGGCTCTTCCACCCGTGGACGTTGCGGATCAGGTACCAGCGGTCCAGCATGGCGTCGCGCCGCGCCCGCAGGGCCCGTGCGGTCAGCAGGCCGTTGTCGTCGTGCTCGGTCGCGATCCGGAGCTGCTCGTCGGTCATGGCGCGCCACGTGTCCGGCTGGTCCGGCAGCACCGGGTCCATCACGGGGATCATGTCGCTCATGCCACTGCCTCCATCAGGACCGTCAGGCCATACGACGCGAACACGAACGGCCATCCCTGCTGAGTTTCGAGCCGCAGGAGCCCGCTCTCGGGCTCCACTTCGGCGATCACGCAACCCTGCTCGACAATCCGGCTCGATCCCCACGGTGGCGTCAGGATGCTCGCGACCACCCGGGCCCCGCGCATCGCCTCGTAACCCGTCGAGCCGTAGACCTGCACGTCAACCCGTGCGTGCATGTAGGGCGAGCGTCCGAGCTGACCGCGCCCCCCGGCAGCCGCGACCCCGATGTAGTTCTCGGGCATATCGGCGGAATCCGGGATGTGGAGCACGACCCTCGCGGCTGGCGCAAATGCCAGGATCTCGGGCTGCCGCCGTAGATACGCGACCACGGCACTGCTGTAGTCAGGCTGCACGGGCCGCGTCATCGTGGCCCCACGCGCTGCAACAGCGTCGGGAACAGCCGGTCGGCCACGGGCCGCAAATATGGGTGCGCGGGCATCTTGTAGGTCCCGAGCTCCTGGTAGATCGCGTACCGGACCGTGTAGGCCCCGAATGAGCCCGTGATGCTGCCGCCCGAGCGCTTCGCGCCCTTGAACTGGATGTCGTTCTTGAGGGCCCCGGTGTCGACGGCAACGAGCGTTTGGGCCTCGGCCGCGCAGTCCGCGAGCACCGAATCGACCGCCTGGATCATCTGGTCCTGGAACTGGCGCAGCAGTTGGTCGCCGTACCATTCGAGCGACATGGTGTAGCCGTTGGCCATTACGTCACCCCGTACTCTTCGAGCACCAGCAGCGCGTGGGTGCTGCGCAGCACCACGGCGTCGACCCGCATGGGCCGGACGTTGAGTTGCCGCCCCGTCAGATCGATGACCTGCGAAACGCGATCGCCCTCCAGCACGTTGGCGTCCTGCGCGACCGTCATGCCGTAGCGCCGCTGCACCGTGTCGATTGCCGCGCCCGGCACCTGCCCTAGCACCGAACCCGCAATCGGGACGGGGAACCGGCACGGGATCGTCCCCACGGTCGTCCACGTTGGAGCGCCGCCATAGCCTGCCGACGGCTCATCCCCGAGCGTCGCGCGCTGGATCGTCGCGCTGTCCACGTGGAATCCCTCGACGCCCCGGCGATGCCGCTGGTACGTGTAGGGCCGGATACCCCCGGTGCTCATACGCTGAACTCCGACTCGACCGTGGGGGCTGGACCGACGCGCCGATCAATGACCGACCGGTAGACGATCGCGGGAACCGACAACCCCGGGACCCCGAGGGCCCGGGCTTCGGAGCGCGCGACCTTGTACATCTGGCGAGCCTGCTCGTGCATCTTCTGACGGATCATCCGCACGCCATCGGGCGGCGTCACGTCGTAGAACGCGACCGTGTGCTCCATGACCGCGCGCCACAGAGCCACGCGCCCCGCGGCCCGCAGGACGGGCGGTTCCACCGCGCTGGCGTCATCAGCCTCGACCATGTAGAGCGTGTCGGTCACGAGCTCCTGGTACTGGCCCAGAGACTCGTCATCCGGGACGCTCCACCCGAGTTCACCCGTGACATCGGGCCCCGCGGTCGTGTGCATGAAGGTCGCGAGTTCCAGCGCGTCCACGCTACCCCTCGACTCCGCGCAGCCGCTTGATCGCGGCCTTGGTCATGTCTGCGGCCAGCAGCGATTCATCAGACAGCGCCTCCACGGCCTCGCGGGTCTCGATCCCCATGGACACGAGGTTCATCAACACCGCGTCCTTGGCGTTGATCTCGTGGCCCATCTGGACCAGTTCCTCGGGCAGCAGCGGGTTGTGCTCGTCCCCCGGGTTGCCCGTGTCACCGGACTCCGCAGTGGATCCCCCGGTCCCGGCAGAAGTCTCACCCTCTACCGGTTCCGGGGCTTCATCGACGGGCTTGCCGTTGGGATCAACCCGAATGCCGTCGACGATGTAGGTGATGCTCATGTGTCGTGGCCTCTCTGGTGATGCGCGGTTACGCGCGCCGCGTGCTAGATCGACGGAGCCGTGTAGGTCCCGCCCCCCGTCACGGTGTCGAGTACCGCGCCGTTGGCCCGATTGTGGATTCCCACGCCGTATCGGTGTTCCCACTCGGTCGCACGCAGCGGATAGTTCTCGTCCTGGGCGACGACCCGGAAGTTCTGAGCAGCGGCGACCAGCGGCTGGCGCAGCGCGACCGGCGGCTCAACCCCCCGGATCGTCGCGAACGGATAGCCAGCCTCGACCCACGGCTTGACCACAACCTCGGCACCATTGAGGAGCCCGATCGCCCGGTCATACAGGTTGCGCATGTCGAGCGTGCGGAGCGCCACGAGTTCGGCTCGCTGATCCCTCAACCGCGCGTCGACGTATTCCTTGAAGTCCGTGAATCCCCGGACCTTGGACTCGTCCGCCCGGTTGATGTACACCACGGCATTGCCCACGTTGAAGTGCTCGACCACGTGCTCAATGAGCTTTTCGTAGTCGGACTGAGTCGGAGTGTTGGCGGTCGTGATCCCGAGGTAGTGCGTGTGGGACGCGCCGTTGAACGCGGTGCCCCCTGGGCCCGTCGGGATCGGCAGGCTATCGGCGTTGAGCAACGCCTTGATCGGCAAATCGATCGCGGGCATCTGCTGCTGGTCCTTGAGCGTGTAGTTGGTCGGGTTGTAGATCGCGCGCTTGATCTGCCGATACAGGTTCTGCTCGTCCGCGTCGGTGATGACGTTGACCTTGCGGATGAACTCCTCGGCCGTCATGTTCTCGAACGCAAACCGAGTCCACTGGATTGCCCCGCCGTAGCGGCGTAGCGGCCACCCAATGTTGTAACTCGGGACATCGCTCTTCTGGGCCGACGGCTGGCCGAACTCGTCCAGTTCCTGGATCTCTCCGTCGGTCGTGCCCCCGAAGATCCCAAGCCGGTCGGTTGTCCGGTGCCCGATCTGCTCGGCGGCCTGGTTGAACAGCAGTGTATGGGCCGCGAGATAGCCGTCGAGGTTCTGCCACAGCAGATCCTCCCCGACCTCGGCAGCCGTGGTCTTGTGGACCTCCGACACCGCATCGAGGGTGAAAATCGTTCCGAATGCCATGCTTTACCCCTGTTCCTCAGTTGCCAACGAAGCCCGCCGGTGTTCCGGCTTAGGCGGAGCCGACGAAAAAGATGCGCGTGGCGTCGACCACGAACGCAACCGGCACGGTGCCCCCGGTGGTCGCGGCACCGTCGAGTCGCCCCGCGGTTGCCCCGACGTACAGGGGAGCGCCCGGCGTCAGGCCCGCGCCGTACCGGAACTCCACGTTTCGGAACAGGGTGACGGCCTCGCCCGACGCAGCCTCGCGGGCCGCGATCCCGTGGGCCTTGGCCTTGGCGTCGGCGGCGGTGCCGTCGGACCGCATGGCCTTGCCGGAGCTCGCGATGTAGCAGACGTCGCCCGCGGCGATCGCCTCCCCGGCCTTGATGCCCGACGCGATCACGCAGTTCTGGGGCGGAACAACGGAGCTGAGCGACGGCACGCCGCTCTTTGCGATGAGTGCCATGTACTGGCCCTTTCGTGCTGTTCGCCGTCCGCCCCGGTACTAGACCTGGACGCCGGCGTCCTTGAGGTACTTGTCGCGAATGTCATCCCGTGTCGTCGGCGGCTGCTTCTTGCCCGTGCGTGTCGGCGGAACCCCCTGGCGCTGCTCTTCCTGCTCGGGCTTTAGCGTGTCGCGGTTTTCCGCGATGTAGGCCAACTGCTCATCAACATCCATGCGGTCCAGCAACGTGATGATGTGGGTCGGCAACCCTTCACGTTCCGCGTCGAGGTATTTCTGCAACGCCGTCTTGAATCGCTCTGCGGACTCAGCCTTGGGCCGGAGTTCGTCGATCTCGGACTGGCGCTTGTCTGCGAGCTCCTGAAACTTCTGCTGCTCGGCCAGGGCTGCCTCTTCCGCGCGCTTGCGCTCGGCTTCGGCGTCATCGACCTGCTTCTTGAGCTTCGTGTACTCGCCCTCGGTTTTGCGGAGGTTCTGGATCGTGGCCCATGCCCGAGCCGGGTCGAACTGGTCGCCCCAGGGTGGCGTCTCGCCGCCCTTCGGGTCGGTCTGCGGATCATCCGAGGTGGGCTTCTCGCCCTGTGGCTGATCCGGGTCCTTGAGGTCGCCCACGAGGCATCTCGCCTTCATGTTTGCGACGCCGCAGCAGCGCGTCAGGTTGCGCCCGATCAGCGCCGCGTCGTTGTGGCGATTATGACATCGAATATCTCATGTATCAATATCTGTCAAGTTGATTCAGGATGACAGCGGGGTGATGAGCAAGAGCCCCAAGGTCGTGATACGTTGAAGCCACGAGACACAATTCGCGTCTCGCACGGCTCACGACATAGGAGAGGCATATGTCAGGCATGAAACCACTGTTTGAGAAGCACGATGCTTCCGCCGTCTTCGGCGCTCAACGGCGAGCGATTGAGGATCGCATCCAGAAGGAATCACGGCACTACGTTCTCAACGTTGACATTCAGGAGTATGTCAACTTCATCGTTAGCGAAAGAGGCATAACCCCCATCGTCCTCTACCCGGATCGCATGCAGATGGACCACTATGACACCCTGGTGGATCGCAGGTACGTTCGGAACATCGGGCCGTCTCTGCGGGGTGAGAGCGCTAAGGTCCCGGGCAAAGTCTTTACGTTCTCGGTGCCATTCACAGGTGATTCGGGATTGTTTGACGTACAACCGAGTTCACACTACATGAATCATCCGTATGCCCAGGTAAACCTCGAGACAATTGAATTCGAGGCTCGAAGCGGACGCCACTACGATCCAGCAGACATTCGGCGCGCATTCGACCGAGAACTTGACCTCGCCCAGAAGTACATCGCTCACCTCACGGAAGATGTTGATCGGTTCAACCAAGAGCTTCCCAAGTTCGTCGAACAAGCCCTTTTGTCCCGCCGGGAAGCCATTCTTGAGGATGAACGCAAGCTCAACGAGATCGGGATTCCGCGCCGCACCGATCCCATCGCGACCTACAGTGTGCCGCTGGAAACACGCAAGGAAGTCGTGCCTCCCCCGCAGGTCACACGTGAGATCCGCAACCCCGACCCGGTGCTCGCATTAGCCCAGTACGACGAGATCGTCAAGACCATCTATGACGCAACGCTCGTGCTGGAACGTAGCCCCCGGACATTCCACGACTTTGAGGAGGAGCAGGTCCGCGACATCCTGCTTGTGCTGCTCAACAATCAGTACATCGGCACCGTGACGGGCGAGACATTCAATGGCAAGGGCAAGACCGACATCCTGATCCGCCATGAGGGCAGCACGCTCTTCATCGGGGAGTGCAAGATCTGGACGGGCCCCAAGTCGCTCAAACGCGCGGTCGATCAACTGCTCGGGTACGTGACGTGGCGCGACACCAAGGCCGCGATCATTGTCTTTGACAAGCGAGGGCAGTTGACCCGGATTCTGGACCGCATCCCCGGGGTCATGGCCGGGCACCCGAACTTCAAGCAGGACCTTGGGCCCGTGGGCGAGGCTGGTTATCGATCCATTCTCCGGCAGCGGGACGATCCTGCTCGGGACCTCATGGTCACGGTCCTGGCGTTTACGGTGCCTAACCCTGACCCGAATGCTGAGCCGGAACCCGAGGAGGAGGAGTAATCCCGAGGTCACGGTTCGAGCAACGGCGTAGTCCCGGGCCCCATCGGGGATCGTTGACGCGCTGGACGAAATCCTTGAGCGCCACGTCACCGTTCAGATACGCCGCGTGAGCCGTGGGCCCGAGGAGCCGGCGCTGAACCTCGTCGGGCTGGTCCTCGAACCAGTCTTCGCCCGTTGGCCCGAGGTCCGCCATCGAATCGACCGGCAGGTATGCGGCACTACACCGACAGTTCGGGTGCGAGTCCAGCGTTTCGTTCATGGTGTGCCATGTCCCGTGCATCGCGAGGCACACGACACACGGGGCATCGGTGCTGTCGACGGCCGCGAGCCACGTCCACCCGGCCAGCAGGTCGTGGCGCGCCTGCGCCTGCTCAGCACTGGCGCGCCGATACGCCCCCACGACCTCGGTGCGGCTGATCGTCAGGGCGCGGCTCATGTTGCCCCCGAGCGCAGTCCTGACCTCACGCGCCACCTCCCGGGGCCCGATGCCGCGCCCTACCCCGGCGATCAGCGCCCGTTCCACCTGTTTCGCGGCGTCCGGCCCAAGCTCATCGAGCAGCGCGCGCAGCGGCGAACCGTCCTGCAGGCGTCCCACGAGCCCCACGAGCGCGGTGTTGGGCAGGGCCACGAGATCCTGATAGCCCGCACGTGCCAGCATCGCCATGGTCGCGCCTCGGCCCAGCACCACGGCTTCGGCCTGTAGGCGCTCCATCGTCGCGCCATGCCCCGCGACGATGCGCCCTACCTCCTCCTCGGTCTGGCGCAGCAGGATACGGGCACGCTCGTACTCCCGGATCTTCCACGCGGGCAACTCCTCGCCCTCCAGGAACCGCGCCTGCAGGTCCTGCGCGATGTCCGTGACATCCTGCTCCAGCCGCGCCCACGTGGCCCCGTAGGCGCGGATCAGCGCCTCCTCGGCCACGGCCTCACGGGCGATCAGGCGCAGGCGGTACGCCTGGGCGATCGCGTGGATGTCCTCGACGAGATCAGGCATTGACCGGCTCACCACGGTTCAGCGCGGCTTCCAGGAGGTCCTGGGCCTCGCGGTCCAGCGGATCGTTCAGCAGGTCGCCCGCGGCCTCCGGAGCCTCGGTCTCGGCCAGCGCGTCGTCAATCTGCTCCTTGCTGAGCCCGTCCTGCTCCATGAGCAGGCGCTTGCTGTACCCGTATTCGCGCTTCTTGGCCTGCGCCTCGGCCCGCAGCTTGTCGATCGCGGCCTCTTCGTCCTCGGACAGCGGCAGGACGGACCGATCCTCGAACCGGTGGTTGAGCTGGCCCGCGCGGTAATCCCCAAGCTCCACGAATCCCGGCAGTTTGTGGAAGCGCCCCATCGAGCACCCCATCTGCTGGGCCCGGATCAGCGCGGCCTCGTGGTTGCCCCGCACCTCGACGGCACGCGAGATCGCGGCGATCAGCATGACGCGCAGCGCCTTACCCGAACGGTCGCCGTCGGACTCCGCGATCTCGCCGAACCCAAGCTCCGGGAGATCCGTTTGCTTGGTGTGCTTGAGGTGATCGTTCAGGACCGCAAGATGCACCTCGTACGGCAGATCCTGGATCATGGGCGCGAGGCCCCAACCTCCGGGCAACCGCCACAGCGTCATGCCCCCGATCTGGATGCGCTCGCCGTCGTCCTCAATGATCGGCGGCATCATGGGGTTGCCGTCTTCGTCCGTCAGGCTGGATTGCAGCACGAGGTCCGGGCGTCCGAACTGGAACAGCAGGTCCTCCATGCGGACGGCGAGGCGGTTGCCGTGCAGTGCCTTGACCAGCGCGGGCGTGATGGCCGCGACACCCCGAGGCTGCTGCCGGACGGCCCGGTGCTTGATGTGGGAGAACGGAATGAAATCGTCGCCCGTCATCTTGACGATCAGGCGCTCCTCATCGGGCTCCCCGAGATCGGGCAGCGTCGCGCGGGTGCCCTGCTCGTGCTGCCAGCGGCGCATTGTTCCGCGCTCTTTATCCCATACCTCGGTGATGACCACGTCGGTGCGCTCTCCGGTCTCACGATCCAGCTCCGCGACCTCGGTGTCGAGCCGCAGGTACGTGAAATACCCGCGTTCGTCGACCTCGAAATCCGTCAAACTCGCGGGATCAATCGACTGGATGAACACGCGGTTGACCCGGCCCAGCCGATCCACGCTGGTCGCGACCTTGAGCAACCCGTCGCCCAGCATCGCGGTGTTGCGCACGTGCTCCTGTTTGTTGACCGACCAGTTGCTCCACTCCCAGATCTGGTGGATCGCGGCAATCAGGGCGTCGGGATTCTCGACATCCTCCCCCGGATCGATCGGCAGCGCCTCGGGGAGCGCACCGGGCCAGACGGTCGCGACGTAGAACTCGACCGCTGCCTGCGTGGGGTTGCGGTACCCGGGGATCGTCTGCTCGCCGGACAGCTCGACCCGGTCGTTGAAGTAGAGGTCGCTCAGGACCTCGTACATCCCCACCACGTCCTCGACATCGCGCCCCTGGCTGATCTGGGCCAGCATCGCGTAATCGCGGTAGCGGTCGCCAAAGAGCGCCCGTAGGGCATCGACCGCCGTCGCGGCCCGCTCAACTATTGTCATGCTGCTTCCTGCTCCTTCTTGGCTCGTCGTCGGAATCCGTGTTCAAGCTCGCGCTTGACCCGGTTGATTGCGCCGCTGGTTGCGTCGACCTGATCGGCAAACGCGCCGGTCGGGAAGTCGAATAGCTCGCGCTCGTAGTCGTTGAGCCACGGGACCAGCGGCCCCGGCTCCGGCAGTTCCACCATCCCGACGGCGCACCACGACGCCGCGGCATGAGCCCGCGCGACCTTGGAGAGTCGTGGGATTGAGCGCCGCATGAGCCGCGCGAGCCACTCATCGGCCTGCATCCGCAGACTCTGGTACGCCTGACGCCCTGACGACGCGTACTCGATGTCCACGACCCGCAGTTTCCCGTCGTGGTTGTGCCGCGTGGCCGTGGACTCAATCAGTGCCAGCAACGCCGGGAACTCGACGCGTTTACGCACCACCTCGACGATGCGCAGCCGGTACGCAGTGGTCAGCTCCGCCACCACCCCCACGGTGTACGCCGCGCTCGTGTCATCCTCTTCGGCGGTGTCCCAATAGATAAGGCGCGCAACGGTGTCGTGATAGTCGACCTCGGGATCGTAGCGATTGCGCCGGTGCCACCAGTCCGCGAGGAATACCGCGCCACCGTCGGCTTGTGGCTGACCCTGGTACAGGGCCCAGAATCCCCGTTCGCCCTGCGCCACCCGGATGGCCGCGAGCTCCTCCTCGTCGAATCGTGCCGGCCACAACGCCGCGCCGGGTTTGCGTTCTAGCGGATCATCATCGAGCGCAAGCGCCGGAAGATGCACGACCTCCCAATTGGGCCCGTCGTCCGATGCCAGAATGCGACCCGCGAGATCATCGCGATGCCACCGCGTCATGATCAGGATCATGGCTGCGCCCGGCTCACGACGCGTCAGCAGATCATCGGTGTACCAGTCCCAGACTTTGTCGCGGAACACCGCGCTATCGGCCTCGGCACGGCTCTTGACCGGGTCATCAATGACGATCAGGTCGCCACCCATGCCCGTGACACCACCACCCACGCCAACGGCCCGCACGCCGCCGCCCTGCTCGGTTTCCCACTGGTCCGCGGTGTTGCGCTCGCGCGACAGTTGCACGAGCCCACGATCCCGCGTGATGCGCCGGATCCGGCGCGAGAACGAGGCAGCCAGCGTGTGGTTGTACGCCGCGACGATGACGCGCAACCGGGGATTCTGCTCTAGCCGGTACGCCGAATACCGGACCGTCACGGTCTCGGACTTGGAGTGACGGGGTGGCAGGAACAGCATGAGTTTCCGAGTGGTGCCTGATGTGACGCGCCCCACGGCATCCTGAATCATCCCGAGGTGCGCGGGCGTCCAGTCGAATTCCGGCGACGCCTCGGGCAGCCACGCGCGGAAGTTTTCGGCCGAACGCTGCTCATCCTCCGGGGCGATCCGGTGGGTGAACTGATCAAGCAGTGATGCGGCTAATGTCGGCCTGGATTGCGGCCAGAGCGTCGCGGTCACGCACGTTCTTCCTCACCGATTCGGCAATCGTGGCAATCAGGGTCATGGCCTGTTCCGCCGTGATCATCTGCTGCATCGCGACCATGCGTTTCTGCTCGGACTCCACGAGCTTGCGCCGCTGCTCGATCAGCGCCATGACCTCACGCCACGCCGCGTAGTCCGCGGCACCACGACCAATCAGCGCATCAACCTCACTCAGGGCCTCGGCGATCTTGTCGCGATCGCGTGACGCGTGCGCCTGCTTGAACCCCTGCCACGCGCTGAAGATCCCGCTCCACAGGTGCCCCGCTTCCCCTGTGTCGACGCGCCCCAGTACGTCGGAAAGCCGCGCATCCACGAGCGAAATGTCAGCCCGCAGTGCCAGCAACTCAGGGTCCTGCAACGACGCATCGAATCGCTCTAGCAGGCGCGCGGGCATGGCCTTGGAGTAGCGACCGTGCCGGAACGCCGGGTTAGCGATGCCGGGCAGCGATTTGCCCCCGTGCATGCGGCACCGACCGTTCGCCATTGGCCGCTGCGTACAGGGCCTGCCACTGCGCGTTTTGGCCCCGCAGATGGCATGGGGCGGCTTTTCTGGCATGGGGTGCGAACTCGCGGGCACAGCGCTCACCGGTGGTCATTCCAGCACGACACAATGCAGGCGTCCGGGTAGAAATCCCACGTGGGCGAATTCGCGGGCATCTTGCGCGTTTCCACGTGATCGAACCATCGGCGCATCCGCTCCATCCGGGCCATCAGGCTCGCGACCACGCGGTCAGCGTTGAAGTGGTACTCAAACGCCATCTTCTGGACTCCGTCGAATCGGCACGTGTCCAGGATCGCGAGCTCCGCGCCCTCGATATCGAGCTTGATGCCGTCCGGCTGATAGCGATCCAGAATGTCGTTGAACGCGACCGTTGGGACCGGGATCGACTGACGTCGCAGCGTCGGGATGATCGTGTGGCGATACAGGTTGCGCCCCGACGACGCGACGAAGAGCTCGACCAGTGGGCCCTCGGGTTCGGCCAGGACGGCGGCGTGCTCGACGTGGCCGTGCAACCCGTTGATCTTGAGGTTGTGGCTCAGCATCCGAGCGTTATCGGGATGAGCCTCGTACGCGAACACCTCGGCCCCGAGCGCAGCGGCCATCACGCTGAATGACCCGATGTTTCCCCCAAGGTCCAGCCAGCGTTCTCCCCGCTCGATCGTGACGCCGCGCTGCAGATAGACCCGCTGATCCACGACCTCGTGGATTGCTTTCGCGTCGGTGGTGTCGGGCCGTACATCGAAGATCAGGCCACTGGTCGCGATGCGCTCCAAGTCGGTTGTCGCGGTCATGAGGCACCGCCGTTCAAGCGCCGGAGCTCACGATCAAGACGACGCTTCTGGGCCCGGATAATCTCGTCGTCCAGCGGCAGGCACGACCACATTTGCTTGAGCGAGTAGTACACGATGCTATAGCGATAGGCGTCCTCACTCAGCAGCGCGATGGGTGTGACCCCGTGGACCAGAGATTGACCGTCGAACATCAGGAGCGAATTGTTGGGCAGGTGGAACGCGCAGTCGAATTCCGGAGTCGCGAGATAGCCACCCCCGATATCCCGCTTGAATACCAGCATGTTGGACCAGACGTCCGCGAAGTTGCCGGCGTCGAAGTGATAGAGCAACGGATTGTTGAAGTTGATGATCCCCGAGGTGAACACCGAATCCTCCATGCGCCACTGCTCCCGGACCTTGCGGGTCTGGTGCTCGTGCCGATGGTAGCGATCGGGGTTGTACTGCTCGTAGTAGGTGCTAACCCGCGTGGCATACCGCGCGATGATGTCGTGGGCCTCGGGATTCTCGCGGGCCAGCGCCGCCGCAGTGCAGAAGTCGCGTCGCGGCAGTGATCGCGGCTGAAAGCCGAACACCTTGGATCGACTCTTGACGCCGTTGAATCGCGCGCCCTCGGGATACTGGATCTCCGGGAGCACACGCTCGATCTCGGTCGAGTCATCATCGAGCACCAGATACACGATCAGCAGTTCCCCGGTGTCGGCATCGTGGATCAGGGCACTGTCACGAATCAGAGTCGTGTAGTCGCTCTCGGCGGGGGCGCGGTTTTTGTACTCGTGGAGGTCCAGATCCCGCCGTTTCAGGTGCAGGACATCAGGCTCACGCATGGGGTCCAGCCTCCAGGTGGTGCCGCAGCGCCGCCTCCACCACGTCGACACTCGTCTCGGCTCCGTCGCGATCCATCAGGTCGCGCACCAGCCCCAGAACTCGGGCGTACCGCTCGGTATCCATGATGAGCACAATCTGTCGCACCGAAGTGTTGGCGTAGGACGCGGCGCGCGCGTCCTTGGTTGCGCTCTCGTCGTACCCCCCCCTCCAGCACGATGGCCCTGGTGTGATCGACACGCATATCATCGCGGGGATCCGGTTCGCCGCCCGGCTGAGCCGCGGCCCCGAGGATGCTGTCGAGTTCCCACGAATGCCAGAGCCCCCCGAGATCAACCTGCTGCTCCATATCGCGCAGCACATCGGTATCCCACTCGGCCAACTCCGCCGCGCGATTGTCGTAGAGCGCGAGCCGCGTCTTCTGCTCCTCGCTCAGGCCGGTGCGCCGTACCGCCACGATGGTGTCGCCGTCGGCATCCACCACAACGACGCGCTCGATCCCGGCCTGTGCCGCGGCCTCGATCGTGGCATTGCCCGCGAGCACGACGTTGTTCTCGTCCACAACTATGGAGCGCCCGGCCCCAACCTCACGCAGCGCCGCCTCGATCATCCCGACGTTCCGCGCGGTGTGGCGTCGTGCATTCTGGGGATCAGGGGTCAGGTGTCCGATATGGCTCACCTCTGGTCCAGGGTTCGGCATGCCGATCCTCTCGTTGTCCAGTCGATCCACCCGGGAGGGGGCCGGGACCCGCGTGGGGTTCGAATCACGAGCCCCGGCAGCATGAGTGTACGGTGAATACATAATCAGGGCAATATCAAGAGAGTCAATAGTATTGACATGCTGTACAGGATACCGTATAATCATGGTGTTGGGGTAAGCGGCCCCGACGCGAGAGACCAGAGAGAGGACAACCCCATGGACAACCCCGATTTTGTCGCGATGTTTGCCGAGGCGCTGGACGACGAGATGTTGATCGCGCAGTACCGGGTGTACCGCGAACGTGCTGCCGCCGACACCGCTGATATCGCGGCAGATGCGATTGTCCAGTCGCTCACCTCGGTGCTGAAAGATCGCGGCCTGTCGATCCCCCAAGAGGACTAGCACCAAGCGGCGCGGGGCTTCACGGCCCCGCGCTCCCGAAAGGATCACGACATGACACGCACAGGATTCCCGCAGCAGGTCGATGCCAGTGATCGGGTCAACGCAGTCAACGCGATGATCGGGGGCAACCCGTGGTTCATCGACGTGCTGTTCAAGGTCTGGACCAGCGGGGTCCAGACCGGCGTTGTCACGATCTCGACTGTCACGACGGCAGGTGGACGCGCCGAATACGCCGAGCGGGCGGTCCGGTACGCCGCGGACCGCTTCCGAGCCGCAGGGATCGCGGCACCGGTCGACAACCACACGGGCGAGTGGCGCGCCATCGTGGACCTGCCCGACGATGTGGTCCGCACGGTTCTCATCGGAGCCGGACTCGACACCACCATCACGGTCATGATCCCGGGCAAGGCGTGGGACCGACTAACCGACTGGCGCGACGACCGACCCGTGTACGCGACGCTCATGCAGGCGCTCGACAACGCCACGGAACGCCGCTGGGGCTCTGGTACTCGCGTTACCGTGACAGTCACGCGGGAAGATGCGCAACTGCTCGCCACCGAATGCCAGGAGCGCGGGGACTACGAGATCGACACCGCCGATGGCTGGCGCGGCTATGACTCCTACACGGCTCGGGATTTACGCGCCGTTGGACGCGCGCTCATCAAGACCGGCCAGCAGATTCGACAGCAACTCGCATAGGAAGAACGACCGGGGCGGGCTAGCAGGCCCGCCCCGCACACGAAAGGATCACCCCCCGATGCTATGCGACAAGCGCGCACTCCGGGGTTTCATCACTCGCTCGATCAACGGGGTGTCACTCCGGGTCATCCCGGCAGGCGATAGCCAGCCGTACGACTACTGGCTGACCGACGGGTATGCGGCGTACCGCGTGCCGGCCAACCTGCTCACCACGTTGCTCCCGGACCAGATGGCCACGATCCAGCAGCATGACTCCGGGCAGGGCTGGAAGCTCATGAAGGGCGAACCGCTCGAACCGTGCGACTTCACCCACGAGGACATGCTCGGCTTGGTGGACTACGACCACGATCACCACGCCGCCCAAATCACCCGCGTGCTGATCGACCTCATCGGGCGCTATCAGGGCGAGGTTCGCTGCCGGGTCGTGATCCCCGTGCTGCCCGAAGGCCAGGACCCGAGCCCTGATGCCCCATCGTTGTTCATCAACGAGCAATACCTCGCGATCCTGAACGACGCGCTGCACGGCTATCGCTACACCATTGCGCCGTGTCGCTGGATTTCCACGACCTACGGCCACGGCCTCGCGGTCTACCGAGGCACCGGCGATCACTATGAACCGGAACGTGACGACCTCGTGGCCTTCATCATGCCGATGGTCGGGGAGCATCCCGAACGCCTCGATATCCGCGCGATCATCAACGCGGCCAGCGTGCTCACCAACGTATAGGCCATGACATCCGGGCACACCTTGCACTAGTGCTCGCGCCGAGTATCATCCGAACATGGGTTCTACCAGAGAGGATGCACAGCATGGTCAAAGAACCGCAGGTTGTCGTCAGTATCCCGATCCCCGAGGGCGTCGACGTGGGGGTGATCGAGCGAGCAACAGGCTCAATCCTCACGTTCGCGGGGAATCCGTACGAACTGGTCCGGATCGGGGTCCTGCTCACCGAATACGTGAGCAACGCGAAGCGCATGAATCGTCATCTGGAGAACACCGGGGACGGCAGCATGGCATTCGGGAACCTCACCGGAATGCCTGAACTCGACGGCATGTCGGTCGACAGTCTCCGGGCGTTCGCGAGCGAGCTCCGAGGATGGATCAACGATCAGGCGCAGTAGCGCCACAATCCCGCGCAGCAGAAAGCCCCTCGTTTAGAGCGAGGGGCTTTCTGTACTCCGCCTGCACGTGGCAGGTGAGCTACTGGCATCAATGCCGTGTGCACCACCGAGGAATCGCACCCCGTCCTCATCACGCCAACAGGGGGTCTCCCCTGGTATCGCGTAATGCGTGCTGCTGTTACACCAGTCGTGCAAGTGCGGCTCTAGCCGCAAACCTCAACCGCCAGGAACACGCCATGACAGCCGAGATAGTGGCGGGGGCAGGATTCGAACCTGCGACCTCGGGGATATGAGCCCCGCGCGCTGCCACTGCGCTACCCCGGCATGGCCGGGCGGTTCAGGCCCGGCGCGAGGTCGGGGTCACGGGCGCGAACCCGTGAGCTCGACCAGTAGGCCCGGCTACTCCATGGTGTGCCATGTTTCGACCTGGCCGGAGCGACGGGAGGGAATCGAACCCTCAACATCCTGCTTGGAAGGCAGGCACTCTGCCGATTGAGTTACCATCGCGTGCTGGCCCCTGAAGAGCCAGTCGAGGGCCGTGGCCCTCCCCCTCCGGCGCTTGACCGGATTGTCCCAACGGTACAGCGGACTTGACTCTGTAGCCACATCGCTCGAACCCCCGAAAATTGCCCCGAGCCTCATACGTCCTCAGGATCGACGTAGCGCGTGCCCCGGAGGGTCCAGCCCACGACATTCAGCCGCGCCTCAGCGAGCTGCCGGCCCCAGTAGACTCCGTACATCCAGTGATGCCCGCCGTTGATCAGCAGGTCCATGTCGACCTTGTCGTAATCCGGTCGCCCCATCTCGTTGTGCACGCGGAGGAATTCGTCCTGCGCCTGATCCTGGATGCGCCGCGCTTCAGCCCACGGGATCCCAGCCTCGACCGCCATTTCGAGCGTGTCCATACTGGCACGCGCCGCCGCGTCTCGCAGTTGCCGCGTCAGTGACGGATCATCGCTGCCGTAGCGCGATTGCGACTCGCGCCACGCCCAGAGGCCCGCGTAATGTCGCAGGTACTCGACAATCGTCTGCTCAGCTCGTGATCGTTGCTGCGCTGCTGTCATTGCCCATGCCCTTCACTGTTTATGCACCAGACCCGCGCGATCATGACGCCGAATACCGTCGCTATGATCACGACCCCCCAACCTCCGGGATCGATCAGCGCCCCCAGAGCCCCGACGCCCGCACACGCGAGCAGGACGCCCACGAACCCGAGGTGCTGCCTCACGTCGCGCCAGATCATGCGCGACGCCGTACCCGTCGCTGCTTGCGTGCGCGTTGGCGAGCGTACCGCGCCTCGAATCTCGCGACAGCAGCGATTCGGTCGACCTCAGCCTGCGCAGTGTCCATAAACCCCAATGGGAACAGCGGCACCCACGATAGACAGTGCTGCATCGCCTTCGACACCTCGGCTATGGCGTCGGCCATAGCCCTGCAGTACTCCAGCGCCTGTATCTCCCAGCCGTCCGGCAGCGCCCGGAGCATGCCGGGAATCTCGGACAACGATGGCTGGATGCCGCGCTCTTCATACTGCCGGTACCGTGGGCTCGCAACCGTCACTCGTTCGTCCTCCAGTTCCACACGGACTCGCGGCCCGTCACGCTCTCCAGATAGCATCCGTCCTCCTTGTCGTGCCGCACGAATTTGACCAGGAAATCGACCTCGCCCTGACGCTCGACACGCCACACCGCACCCTCGACCGGCTCCAGCGCCCCGTAACCCCCGTAGGTGCCATTCGTGCGCTGATTCGCGCACCACGCTGCCGCATGATCGACGCTCGTGGGATTCGTGGCAATGAGCGGCGGGGTCGCGAACTTGAACGCGAACCCCAGGCGGTCCCTGTTGCGCCGCAAAGCCATGTCCTCCAGGGTCATGCGCTCCGCCCCGACCATAATGTCGAACAGCACGAACGGCTCCCGGTTTGCCAGATCGTAGCGGGTGCCATGAGCTTGGGCGAGCCATTCCCCGACCGCGCGCTCGCCCTCGTCCAGCAGTGCATCGAACCGCTGGTAGTTCAGTGGTTCCCGGACCCACTGGTCCCAGAGGATGTGCTGGTAGTACCGCGACTGGATGGCCCGATATCCCGCGCGGATCAGCGGGATGATCTCGCCGCCCACTTTCGCGACCGCGACGCACGAGCCGTCGAGCTTTTCCTGCACGTAGACCTGATCGTGCTGGTCACGCACGCGCTCAGTCGCGATTCGGGCCTGCCCTGGATGGCATGAGCGATCCGCTGGCCCGAGCCGACTGCCGGGCAAGTGCGGAATCGACCCGTACGCCTTGATCCCCAGGGGCTTGCGATTCTGTACCGTCATGACGTCACCATGCTCTCATGCTCTACCGTTCGGCCCGGTGGTGCCCCCGCGGCTTCGCCGTAGTAGGCCGCGGCCAACTCGACCCGCAGGCCCTCGATAGTCCGACTCATGCGTCGATGAATCCCCCGGACGTCATCCTCGGGCCCCCGCGCAATCGTCGTCTCGTCGCCTCCGGGCAGCCTGATGACCAGCACGTAATCGGGGCCATCGGGAGGCGGTGGCGAAGGCGGCGGCGGAGCCACGTCATCAACCTGCAGACGATCCATCCGGCCCTTACACGACGATGATGTGCGGTTGAGCGCCAGCGCGACGTTGGTCCACGTCACCCCCGCGGCCCGCAGGCTCAGGAGTTTGGCGTCCTCGTCCTCGGTCCAGTCCCGTCGATAGACCGATACAGCACGCCGGCGGTTGCGGTTGGCCCGCTGCTGGACCGACGCGATAGACCGCTCCATCGCGTCGCTGATCTCGGCCCACGAAGCCCCCTGGCCCAACAGGTCCTGCAGCTCGGCGTCTTCCTCGGGGCTCCACGATCGCGCCCGGTAGCGGTCCTGAATCACTCGTCGCCCTTCCGGTACCGGACGTTGTAGTCCTGATCGATGTAGATCTCGCCGCGCTCCTGCAACCTCTTGAACGCCACGCGGCAATGCTCGTCCAACCGCGGCTTCTGGCCCTCGCGCTTCCAGCGGCGCGACGCGATCAGCACCGCGAGGAAACTGCCGCCCGGCCCCTCGGTCACGACCTCGCGGATCGCATTCTCGGCGTCGATAATTGCGGCCGCACGCTCCCGTTCCCGGTGTCCCATGTCCTCGTCCCAATCGTTGTTCTGGTGCCACTTGGCCGATGCCACGCCGAAGTGCGCGACTGCCAGTCGCTCACGTTCGCCCTTGACCGACGCGTCGCTCGTGTAGGACCGCAGTGCATCGTTGAACGCGATCCTGGTCGAGCCGTCGGGCCAGCGGTTTTGAATGAACCAGTCGGCCATGTTCCACAGGTACATCTCGCCCTTGACGAACGCCCCGATCACCCCGCGCTCCTCAGGATCAATCACGCTCATGCGATCTTGACTTCCTCCGGCTGCCCCAGCGCCTTGACGGCCAGCGCACGCGGGCGCTCACCCCCGTGGTCCGCGATCCACATGAACGCGAGGGTGAGTTGCGCGACCGCGCGTTCCTCGTGGAATATCCACTCGCCCCACGGTCGCGAATCCTCTTTCCATCCAGCGGGCCGGAGCTCCGCGACCAGCACGTGACAGAGTTCGTGGACGATGATGCGCTCAAGGTGTCGCAGCCGCTGCTCCGGCGTCGTGCCGTACTCGTCGAGCGTTTCCGCGATTGACGGCAGGTAGTATCGGATTGTGAACATGAGACGGTCGGCCTCGGCGTGGACATCGGCTTCTGTTCGGGTGTTCTCGTCCTCGTCGCGGCATCGCTCACGTTCGTAGCGCAGCACCCACTCCCAATGACTCAGCCCGAGCCACTCGATCCACCAGTTGGTGTGCTCAAGGATCTCGTCCTTGAGCACCGCGAACTCTGCGTCATTCACGGGCATCATCCTGAACCGTTGGCGCTTCGCAGCGCTCGAACTGATGTTCGTGGCACCGCTGGCATGTGCGCGAGTGCCACCATTCGCCACCACCGGCCTCGTAGGGCTCGCGCCAATCGCCCCAGTCGTGCCCTGGCTGCCCGTGGTACTGGCCGATCCGGTAGCACAGACTGCTCAGATCAACGTAGTCCGCCCCACTGCGCTTCATCATCTGCTCGACGTCGCTGGCGATCTCATCCAGCAGCACCACATCCCCGCTCTCGAACGTCAGCGGGACGGACTTGCCGGCCACCAGCCCCGCGATGTTGATGCGCCGCAAGGCTTCATAGACTCGCGCTTTCGGCGTCTTCTCGCTCATGTCCATCCTTTCAGCCCGCAGCGGTGAATGATGTCCTCAATCTGTTGCTCGATCTGTAGCTCGCGCGCCCGTGTTAGTCCGCTCTTCTGCCCCACATAGACGGCGAAGACTTCGGTATCAGTTGGGACATGGAAGAACGCGGCGTACTTGTCGATCGCGTCTTCGACGTCCTCAGCCTCAACGTTTACCGGGCACCTGACCGCGCGCTCGTGCGTGCAGAACACGCGATACACCGCTAGGCTCATCCATGCCTCCCGCCTCATCTCAGGGACGAGGGCAGCGTCGCTACGACGCTGCCCTGCTGTTCATCAGGGGATCGCTACCTGCCGCGCTGTCCGCGTGGTGCAGGTTTCCACGGCCCAGCCGGTCCAGTCGGCATGTCCTCAGCCGCGACGTAGTGGCCGTTGCCCCGCGAGTCCGAGAGCCAGTACGCCACGGTGCGGTACTCGTACGTGATGTCCCCGACGGTCGAGCTCTCGCAGACCGTGGTCTTGGTGACCTCGATCTTGTTGCGTGTCACGTCGTCGGTGAATTGCCTCACCTCGACGCCCGCGACACACCACGGCTCCGGCGGATTGTCGGCAGCCATGGCCGGGATCGCGAACGTCCCGAGCATCAGGACCGCGGCAATCAGGGAAATGAGATATCGTCGCATCTCGCAGGTTCCTCCATTGATCAGACGTCCATCAGGGCCGCGCGTGTCCTTACTCCGGCCTCACCCCCTTTCTGGCTTCAAGGCGCTCGCGCTCCCACGGCGCGATCCATTCGCCCTCACACGCGATCAGCGTGTACGGCTCCGCGCCGTCCTCATCCTCGTAGACCTCGCGGTAGAACTGATCGGCCCCATATCCGTCGTCCGCAGTCGTCACCTGCATCCATGTGTGACGCGGCATCGTCAGTCCGTCCCATTCACCCTCGGACCATTCGACAACCACCGCGCCCAGCATCATGAGCATCTCGGATACAGACAAGTGCCCCGGTACGACGTAGCAGCCCGGTTCACCTACGGCGATGATCGCGGCGGATATGTCACGCTCTGGCTCGGGGATGCGACCGCTGCCGTTGCATTCCGGGCACGCCTGCCCCCCGAACAGGCTCCCCGAGCCATAGCAATCAGGACACGAGAAGACGACGCTCATCCGTCACTCCGTTCCAGCCCTACAAGCCGCCGCGCCACCCTGTACGGGCAGTCGCGCGTGTGCGGGACGTGCTGCCATGTGCCGTGCATCCGGCAGTCGATGCAGATCACGGATTTCGGGTCGTTGGGGTCCAGCGGGCGCAGCGGCTCGTTTATCTCCGCGGCCTTGCACCCGATCACGTAGGCGATGTCCCGCGACTCCGCGACCGTGATCTCGATCGGGCCCGCGAACCACGGGCCGTGATCCTGCATCCGGGCAAACGGGCGCTTCATCTGCTCGCACACCAGGGAGATGCGATACCAGAATTCCGGGTTCATCCCGAACGCCCGGCCCAACGCGTCAGCCTGCTCGCGCGTGATGCCGTGGCGTTGAATCAGCAGTAGTTGGAACTCTTCGACTGGCAGCCCGGACGCCTCAGCGAGGTCCTCCAGTGCCCAACCGCGCGCGTCTAGTTCTTCCTGGATATACGACCCGACAGTGAATACCTCGGCGAGGATGCTGCCCGTTCTAGGACTCATTCCGCACCGCCCAGACTAGTTCCAGCGCCGCGAGAGCGACACGGGCGCGTTCGCCGTAATCTGCCATCCAGGCATACATCGGCAATCCCGGCCCTTGATGCAGCGACACTTTCTCTCCCGCTGCACTCGATTCATCGTCGTAGTTGCTCTTGTCCGCGTACCAGCGCAGCGTGCCGATCATCAGGCGAATGAGATGCGGTTCAGTCATGAACCCGCGGGCGCGGGATTCCTCCGCGAGCTCAAGGCGCTTGATCAGGGATAGTTCGGCGTCTCGGTGCCATTGGCTCATGACTGCCACCCCCGCGCATCCACGATCAACATGACGGTCCGGACCCCGGTGCCCGAGGGCTTGAACGCGCCGTCCGGCAGGTCCAGGAACGTGCCGCCCATTTTGTCGATGAAGTCGCGGAACTCCACGGTGTTGCGATTCGAGCGGAATCGCACGCTGGCCGACATGATTGAGACCAGTCGCCCGCCGCGCTTCAGGAACCGCAGCGCGTGCTCCACGTGCGCAATGTCCTGCTGCCGTGCAAACGGCGGGTTCATGACCACGCGGTCGAACAGACTCGGGTACCGGCTCGTGAGGAAGTCGTCGGGGGTTGTCGGGAAACCCTGACCTATCAGCTCCACCGCCCGGCCCGCGTGGATCTCTTGGCACACGACCACGCCGCCCGCGTCGCGTGCTGGCCGCGCCAGAGCCCCGAGCCCCGCCGACGGTTCCAGTACGGTCATCCCGGGCTCAATCTGCGCGGCCTCGATCACCATGTTGGCGATGTTCGCCGGCGTCTCGAACCACCCGAGGTCATCGGGCCGGTCATACGTCCCGGTCAGCACCACGGCGTCGAGCGCGTCGCTCGGGTCCGCGTCGAACATGTGGCCCCGGGCGCGGCGATTCCACCGACCCCCCAGAGCCGTCAGAACCTTGTTGACCGCCTCGTAGAGCGGGCGGTCGAGCTGTCGATCCGGCAGATACAGGGTCGTGTCCTCGACCCGACAGTCCGCCAGAACATCGAGGGTTTCGTTGCTGATCGCTACCATGCGCATGTCCTCTACTTGAGCTTGCGGTGCAGGTCCGCGAGCGTGCAGTTACGGCAGATGACCGCCCACGCCGTTCTGTAGCGGGGCTCAGGATCAAGGGCTGGTCGCGTGACCAGCATGGACTCGAAGTACTGGAGCGACGCATCATTCCTGACCCACGAGTCGCCCCACTCATCACCACAGACCGGGCAGTACACCGAGACCTGAATCCCTCGCCCCACGTGATCGATCATGTGGAAACTGGCAACCGGGCCGTCGTCCTCCGCGCTCATCGCCATGGCTTCCGTTCCAGCAGCGTCGCGGCCTTCCACATCCACCCGAGCCAGACGCCCGCGACAAGCCCCAGCACGGCCCCCAGGACCCCGGCCTCGATCATGTAGACCATGAACAACGTGCCGTTGCGCGGGATGAACGCGGATCGAACAGATCGCCGTGTCATCGGAGTACCGCCCTTCTCAGAACATCCCGAGTGACCGTTGCGCCCTGATGCGCTGGTGCCACTCCTCAACCAGTCGTGTGCATTTCTCGGGGTGGAACGCGATGAACGTCCCGTCGGCGGTGTCGTAGCCACTGACCGCAGCGGCTCGAAAACGAATCCACGAGTTGACCCGGCCCATGTGCAGGTGTTTGCCCCGTCGTTTTGCCTCGGAGGCCAGCCGGTACGCGGCCTCACTGAGCTTCCATTCAGTGCTGCCGCCCGTGAACCACGCATCGAACTCATCCCACGGGACCTCGATGTCTTCCTGGCCGTCCTGCCCGACGAACGCCGCGGGCAGGCCCATGTCCCTGATAGCTCGGAGCCATGGCCGTGACCGCTCAATCGTCGCCGCGGCATCGGCTACAACGTCCGGCGCGACCGCGAACAAGCACTTGTGGCGTTGCGGCAGGAACCGATTGAGCCACCGGAGCCAATGGTCCGAGTCGAACGAATCGCCCGCGGCGAAGCACCCGTTGTCCAGCGCGTAGGCCGAGTATCGTGAAACCCGCTCGACCGAGTAGCCGGACCCCGGGTTCAGCATCAGGCCGCAGCCAGCCCGAATCAGCCGTGCCTCATAGCCGTCGTTCGTCGACCCCGTCAGGTACATCACGACACCGGCAACTCGTTGAATCGCCGCATGATGATGCGGAGCATTGGCCACAAGCAGGCAGGGCAGGCAGGCGGGTGTGTGCCCGGCAGTCCTCCATGGCGCGTCCGACGTGGCAGGTTGGCATCCTGCCCACAGTGATGGCAGTGGTACGCATCGCCCGCGTCGTAATCGACGTCGGCCTGGAACGGATACGGCTCCCAGACAGCAGGCGTGTCGAGCATCATCGGGAGCTGCCCCACGAGCTCGCGCTGGCCGCGCTGGATCAGTACCTCGTCGTCGGCATGACCGTTGCGGCCTTCCTCGTACCAGCGATCACCCACGCGGAATACTCCGCCCACGCCCCACTCGCGGCGTCCGTCGGTGCCATGCAGTGAGACGGTCGGGTAGTCGCGGATCAACAGCACATCGCTATAGCCCGCGCGGTAGTCCCACAGGTGGGCTGTGCAGGGCTCGGGCTTGACACGCTCGATCTCACGCCAGACAGGGCGCGACTGGCACAGCCCGTCCACGATGTCCCACGCGATATGGCACATGAGATCGCCCGGTCGAATCCCGAGGGCTTCGGTGTAGGTCTCTGACATCGTGGCGCTCATCGGGCGGTCCAGATCAGGATCGCGACCGCCACCGAGGCCACGCCGGCGTGCCACGCGGACCAGCGCCGCTCGCCGCGCGATCCACATAGAACCGCCATCACGACGTTCATGAACAGCAGCACGGTCCAAGCGACGAACGTCAATCCGTCGTACGTCATCGGTCGTCCTCCATGACGCGCCGGATGGACGACTTGCGCCCGATCACAACCTCATGGACCGACGAATACCGGGCACAGCGGCGACACCGCTGCATCACGGCTCCACGCCGCCATCCGGTCGTGTGCCACGAGTGCCAGCCGACGCGGCAGAGCAGGCGCTTCATCGCTGCACCTCTTCCAACGTGACGGGGTTTTCGAGGAATGCGATGCGCAGGGCCTTGCGCCACGCCGGGTACTTCGCGACCATCAGGTAGCACCATGGGCGTTCGTCATACGCGAGACCCATGATGTTGATCAGGACCCGCGGGATATCGTCGATCTCGACGTCCTCGACCATCATGATCAGCAGCGCAGTAAACTGCCCGAGGTGCACGCCCAACCGGGTATTGCGGCGGTTCCACCGGACCCTGATCGAACTCCGGCGACCGGCCTCCACGACCGCGTCGCGGCAGAGTCGCCAGCGCCTCGCGTCGAGCTCATAGGTGGGGCTGACCGGGAGCTTCTCGGACTTGTCGAGCCACTCCTCCAGCGTGATGCTGCCGTCGTCGTGGTGCCGCACCGTGAAGTGCCACGCGGCGTTCGCGTCCCTCTTGCTCATCCCTGCACCTCGGCTTCACCCGCGTTCGTGTGTCGCTCGAACATGGACTCTTCGAGCAATCCCTGCATCCATTGCCACGTCTGCTGGCCGATCCGAACGTACTGCCCGTTATCGTCCTCGTGGATCAGGAACGTCTCGGTCCCGAGGTAGTCCACGACCGGACGCAGGCACTCGGGCTCGATGCGCGACAGGTGCCATCTCCGGTCCTGCTTGACGATCTCGGCGTGGCAGTCCTGCATAATCGCGTCGGTCACCGCGTAGGCGCTGGGGAACACCATGTAGCCGTCGCGGCGCTTCTCTGCGTACTCGCGGAACACCCGAAGGATCGCCACGGCCATGGTGTCGCGCAGACGTTCCAGCCGCGCCATCGTGATCGGATCCGGCAGGTCCGCAACCGCGATCCAGCGCATCCGCCGCCCGGACTCTTCGGTCACGATCCACAGACCTTCGCGCGGCAGCGACTCGCGCTCTCGGTCCAGCGCCCGCAGCGCGTTGTCCCGCTCGTTGGTCAGTTGCGCGACCATGAGCGAGAGATCCGCGCACCGGTCGATCAACGCCTGCATCTCATCGGTGGTATCGGGATAGTCGCTCATGATTGTTCTCCTGGGCTTGGCAGTGCCATGACGCGTGGATCCACGCCCGGCAGCATCGGCGGCATCGCACGGGTTCGGTAGCTCTCGGCAATCTGTGGCGCGAGGTACTCCCCGACGGTCGCGCCGTCCGGCAGCACCACGTTGGCGAGGAATGCCTGCTCGAACGTCTCGATGCCGCTCTCGACTGATTCGAGCTTCGACTTGATCACCAGCGCGAGACTGCGCCACAGTCGCCGGCACTCCTGCGCGTAGGCGTTGTCGGCCTGCGTGGCGGTGCGGGCCTGCCCCCTTGCGTTGTGCGTGAACTCGCGGTCCCGTGGATTCGGCATCGTCAGGCGGAACAGGATGCGCCGCCCCTGGGCCTCGAACTGGATCACGGCCAGCCGCTTATCCTCATCAAATCCGCTGGCATAGCGGCGCGCGCCGTAGCGCCGGATCAGCCCCGCGATCTCGGCCTGCGAGGATTCGATCGACACGCTGGTGTTCTCGGCATATCGGGCCATCAGTCGACCCTCCACATCTGCCGATTGGCGTCATAGTCCTGCTTCCAGTTCTCGACCGCAGCCTCGCGGGTGTCCCCGATGCCGAACGCCGTGATGGAATACGCGATCCAGAACTCGATCTGGCCGTCAGGAGCCCGCAACGACTTGATCGTTAGGTCGAGCGCGGGAGCTTGCGAAGAGGGCTCATCCGCCGGGACGTGGTTCTCGCGGTAGTCAATCCACCCGAGGGCCCAGAGCAAGTTGAACAACTGGCCCAAGATGCACAGCCCCGAGACTGCAAGGGGCAGCAGCGCCCACATGCTCGGGACCAGCGCCATGGCCGCAAGGGCCGCGAGAACCCCGATGAACCCCAGGGGCATGCGCGCCAACGGACTCATGCCGGGATGCCTTCGAGCGAGCGCACGGGCTTGCCGATGCGCTCCGCGTACTCGATCTCACGACGGGTCGATTCCCCGATGTAGCCCCCGGGGTTGATCACGAGGATTTCGTCCGCCAAATCGATCTTGCGCAGGTGCAGCTCATCAGATCCGCCCGGTGACAGGACGATGTGGCCCTCACGCATCAACCGAATGCTCGCGTTCGTGTACTCGAACACGTCCTCACCACACAGGCAGATAATCCGAGGCATTGCATCGGGGTGACTGCCGCCGGGTCGCGCGTACAGGTCCTCAGCGTTCTGCATCCCGAGGGCTTCGCGCGCTTGTCGGCGCTGGCAACGGTCCTTGTGGCCCTCGTAGGGGGCAGAGCCGCAGAACCAGCAGTAGTACCCGCCGGTCTCGCGGTGCTGGTGATCCTGTCCGTCGCGCCCGCGCCAGTAGTAGCGCCACGGGTCGCACGTCGCGAGCGCGGTCAGCAGGCTGTGGACCTGATTGACCTGTTGCGCCATCTCGATCGCTGCCTCAAGGTACGGGAGTCTCATGGCGTGGCGTCCTCTCTTACGCACGCTGCACGGAAGCCGCTTCTTCCGCTGCACCCGGGATACTGAATATCGTGGTATCAGATATCAGTATCTAGGATATTAGTCATTATGCCTCATTGACGCGCGCCCGTAAAGGGCCAAGGGGCTTTTGCTACCGCGCGTTCCAGCGGCGTAGTAGGTGGATCAGGACCAGCAGGGCCCGGTTGATCCCCTTGAGCACCTGCGCGATCATCCGGTCAATCACGTTTCTCTGCCTCCCATGAAGTAGCGCCGAACATCCATCTGGCCGCACGACCGACAACGCCGTCGCACCCACCAGACCCCATCCCTGCCGTCCCACCATGGAGCTGACCACGCGGTCCAGTAGTGCCGATGTTGATCCACCATCGCTACACTCCTCGGCGAGCTGCAGAACGCGCCGAGCCCACGTACTCCGGCAGGCACCTGCCCACCAGCACCCGCGCGGCGTCCTCAGCGGTATCAAACGTCTGCTCGTTGTTGAGTGGCGGCATCGTGGCGCTCGAGGGACCACGGCATACCCACCCTCGGGCACCCCAGTCCACGACGTGCCCGAGGACACGGCCCAGCGCCAAAACCTCGACGATCATGTGGGGCCACTGGACGTTGCCGAATGGCCGGATGTTGCTGCCGGTCGACACATCGGTCAGCGTGGTGTTGACCACGATGTTGTCGAGCTCGACCGCGATGGTCATCATCCTGCTGCCTCCTCTCGCACTTCCACCTGATTGAGCAGCGGGGCATCGCCCGCGATCCTGCGCCGCGCCATCGCGGCATAGTCGGGGTTCAGCTCGATCCCGAGGAACCGCCGCCCGTGTCGTAGCGCCACAACCCCGACGGTGCCGGAACCCGCGAACGGATCCAGCACAACATCACCCTCGCGCGAACCCGCGAGCACGCAGGGCTCGACCAGGGCTTCGGGAAACGTTGCGAAATGGACCGTTGGGACGCGTTGCGGCGCAACGGTCCAGACCGATCGCTTGTTGGCCCCGTGGGCCATCTGCTCGGCCCGGGGCATCGCGTCCCAACGGTCCGCGAACCCATCGTGCCGGCGCGCGTGACCGCGCTGCCGTTCGGCTCGGCCCTGCCGGTGGAATCGGCCATGTGGGCCAGCATCGGTGTCCCAGCCGGTCGGGACGCGCAGCGGGGCCGTAGACCGCGCGGGCTCACGGATCGCGGCGGCGTCGTACCGGTAGTGGCGCTGCCGGGCCAGCAGGAACAGATACTCGTGGGCCGTGGTGCAGCGATCCTGCACACTCTGGGGCATCGGGTTGGGCTTCGCCCAGATGATGTCCTGCCGGAGTATCCAGCCATCTGCCTGTAGCGCGAACGCGACACGCCACGGAATCCCCAGCAGGTTCTTGTCCGGCGCGTAGGCATCGCCGAGATTCAGCCACACGACACCATCGGGCCGCAGAACCCGCGCAACCTCGCGAAACACCGCGACCTGCCCCGCGATGTACTGGTCGAGCGTCGGCTCAAGGCCCATCTGGCCGGAAACGCCGTAGTCTCGGAGTTGCCAGTAGGGCGGCGACGTGATGCAGCACTGAACCGACGCATCCTCGACGCCCTGTAGCACGTCGCGCACATCTCCGACGCGGATTTCGGCACTCATGCCTCACCCCCGAGGATCCGGGCAATCGTGCCGTCGAGTCGATCCAGCGGTCGCCACACGCAGTACAGGACGGGCGAGCCCGGCAGGTCCGCGACGTGGAGTGACAGCGCCGCGCCCCACTCAGCCTGGTACTCCGTAAGCGCACCCTTCCTGGGGTCCTGGACTTTCAGTTCCGCGAAGATCAGCGACCGTTGCGGTCGGCGTTCCACTGGTCCGTCCCACACGATCACGAGATCCGGGAACCCGAACGCTGACCGGCGGCTATCGAACGTGTGGTACACCCTCCATCCAGCAGCGCGGGCCGCCTGGATGACCCACCGTTGTAACTTCCGCTCGTCCATCGCGGACGCTTCGCCCAGTTGGTATTCCGCCGCCGTGACCCTCACGCCATCACCTCGTATCGGTAGCCGTCGTCGCCGGATTCGACAATGCGGTACATCTCGCCCGCCGCCGCGCAGAACAGCCGGGGCGGTGGCATCGAATCCCAGACCTCGTGCCAGCCACGTTGCTGACCATCCAGCGTCCCGCCGGTGAACCGCACGGGCCGGGTCGGGTACGGCGACCGCTTGCTGATGAACTCGTTTTTGCGGTACTCGGGGTTACTCATGCGCGGCTCCTGCGCGCGCCCGTAGCCGCGCCTTCCATTCAGCGCGCGTCACCCGAGGCGCGGCCTCGGCCTCTGGCTCATGCCAGACGCTCGGGTCGGGCGCGTCCACCGTGTACTGGTTGCTGCCCGTGCGTGGACGACCCCGCGGACGGTCGCCAGATGCCCCGACGCATTGCTTGCACGTCCCGATCCGACTCCCCTGCCCGATCCCGGGCCCGAGGATGCCCGCGCGACCCTGGAACTCGTGCGCAGGCTTCTCCTCGCCACAGCGGCGACACTGCATCGTCCGCGTGGTGCTCATGACTGACCACCTGCCAGCACAACCGCGTGGGCGATGATCCGCCGGAGTCGATCGGCCACGGGCTCCGGGGCGCACTGCAGCACGTCCATGGCGTGGCGCAGCACCGGCTCATCGGCAAAAACCTTGGCCTCCATGTCCTCGGGGTCCGGGGCATGGCCCGCGGCCAGCAGGAACGTCGCGCGGTCCGAACCGGTGAGCCGGAGCCCGTTGGCCAGCGATTCCGCGACGGCACGGCGGGGCACCCGATCTCCCGACTCCATGCGGTTGATGTAGGATCGATCCACCTCTGCCGCGATTCCAAGGTCGACCTGACTCATCCGCGCGGCGATACGCCGGGTCGTCAACTCCTGGGCGAACACGATGTTGGTCATCATCAGTTGAGCTCCATTCCCCGCACCTGCGCCACAACCTCCAGGTACTCGCGCATTGCCATGCGGATCGCAATCAGGCCCGGCACCGTGATGTGGTGGCGCTCGCCGAACGACGGATCTCGACGACACATCTGCACCAGCGTCACGGTCATCGCGTAGATCGTTTTGGCGTCTTCCCAGCCCAGCGGGATCGTGACCTCGGCATCAATCTCGGTGTCCTCAATGCACTCGCCCACGCGCCCCGCGAGTCGCTTGACGTTCCACAGCTCATCGACACCCGCGACCACCACGGACGAGAGCCCGTGGTACAGATCGCACGCGATATCGCGCGGCATCGTGGCCTCCCGGACGTACTGGGGCAGCCGTTGTTCAACACTCATGCGCGTTCCTCCGGCGTTATCCACGGGCGATCCAGGACCGCGAACACCGCGGCTTCATCAGGGGTTGGGATGATCTCGATCAGCGCGCCCGCGCTGCTCGTGCGCCAGATCGCCCCGTCCTTGACCCGCAGGTCATCGGGCAGCCACCCGCCCGCCGAGACATGCGTGACGATCCGCTGGCTAAACGCCGCGGGGCCCGTGCGGATCATCTGGATGACGCCCCACTGCGCGGGCTCCAGCACGCTGAACAGGTCGATCCCGATGCCGGGGAGGAAACCTGTGTTCAGCACGAGGCGCTTGTAGCGCGCCCCGACGGCCGCACGCCCGTTGACGTCGAGCCGCTGGCCCCACACGCCGTGCTGGAGCTTGTCCGCCACGTACTCATCCAGCAGGTTCAGCTCGGAGATCACCGTGCCGAACAGATCGGTTTGGCCGGGCATCAGGATTGGGCGCGCCAAGATCTCGATGTCCTTGACCATCGGCTTCTTGCGTCGGATCGACCCCGCGATCTCGACGCGGCTGCATACGTGGCGCAACTCCTTGGCGATGGCATCAGCCAGGGGCTTGGCGCTCCCGAGGGGGAATCGCTGATACGTGCGCTCTTCCACGAGGCGCACCAGCACGTCGGCATGGCACGGATCTCCGATGCGGCACCAGCACCCGAGACGCTGGCCCTCAAGCTCCCCGAGGCGCGCCATGAGCGCCGGGTTCGTCAGGATGTACCGCTCGTACTGCTCGACCACCTCCTCGCGGGTGCCGTCGCGCCCCACGACAAACGGGTTGCCCCAGATCGAGGCGGGCAGGTCGTAGCCCTGGTGGTTGAATGCCCGCCCCACGTAGACGTCGAACTCGGATTCCCGCAGGTTGACGCGCGTTGTCCCGGTCATCGCGCCACCTCATCCCACGGATCCATAGGCGCGGCATTGATGCGCGCGGCAGCACGCCGGCGTGCCTGATACGCGACCACGGCCTCACGCTGTCGCTCCGGGTACCACAGCCACCGGGGCGCGCCCGACGGGAACCGCTGGACCTTGCCGGTCTGGTGGTCCTCCATACGGTCGCAGCACAGCGGGCACACGTCATAGTTGACGTTCTGGCCCGGCACGCTCACGAGTCGCCCGTTGCGACATCCGGGGCACACGGGCTTGTTGCCGCAGACCGTGCACGCGCGAGACTCGTGTTCCAGCCCGAGGCACCGGGGGCAGACGGTGCGATCCACCGGCAGGCCGTCTCGGACCTCGGGGTACTCGACCCCTCGTCTACCCGACTTCCCGATATCGGTTTGGCTAATAACGTGTTGCATGCTGATTCCCCGTCCCGATCGCGCGAACGCCATCCCGTTGTGCTGCGCCGAGCGCGTGGTCATCGGTGTAGCGCGCCTGTAGTGCCGCCACCTCCAGGGCCTCGCGGTACTGCTGATACGCCGCGCTGAACCGCCGCTCGATGCGCTCTAGCTCATACTCTCCATCGGCCTGCGCAACCGCCCGGATGCCCCCCGCGGCCCCGAGGGCTTCGCGGACCTGCTGGGGTAGACGATCCTGAATGCTGGCCCCCTCGTGCCACGTGCGCGCAACCCCGAGGATCGCGGCCCACGCGTCGACCGGGCCGGGCGGCAGCACGCCAGCACGTACCAGCACCCGACTGGCAGCCTGTCGCACCTGCTGGACGCTTGGCATCCAGTCGTACGAATCGATGCATTCCTGCACGGTCGCGCTGAAGAGCCGCGCATCCATCGGGGCGAACCGCTCGGTGAACACCGCGATGGTCGTGGCGGAGATCTCACGTTGCGGGTACGCGGCCATCAGGATCCCGAAGAGCCTCTCGAACTCTCGCGCTCTCATCGGTCACCCCCGTCATCCGGGCCGGAGCCCATCGCCGCCATGACGCGCGCCAGATTCGCGAGGCTCCGATCAACCGTGGTTCCTCGGGGCGGAGCGGGCCGCGTGCCGTGCGCCCGGGGCTGAGATGAGCGCGAACCCATGCGCGTAAACCAGTTGGTTACGGCGCGGTGCCAGTCCTGCCGACGCCACGCCTGACCACGCGGATGCGATGCCCGGTGCTGATTCCAGTACTCGCGGAACCGCATGGCCTCGGCGATCAGGTCCCCGTCATCCACCGCGAGGCCCAACGTCGTGAGGACGCCGTCGAGGTGCTGCGCGATATCCACCGGGTCGACGCGTTCCAGCCCCCGGACCTCAGCCACGATCCCCGCGGCTTTCTCGACGGCATGCGAACCGGAAAATTCCTCGCGCGCGCGCGCCGTAGTAGTTCCGGTTCTATAGGCGGTTCTTATAGGTGGTTCTTGGGGGTCAGGTGTTGTACCCCCCCTGGGTATAGGAGTTGACCCACCCCCCGGTAGCTCCTGACCCACCCCGGTCACGTCCTGCCCGGCGTCCGTCTCGTCGTACGGCGCTGCGCCATCGTCCAGCGCCGCGTTGTTCTGGAGCATCCGCTGATAGTGGGACGAGTGGGCGTAGTCGATCAGTCGGTACGTGTTGCTCGTGTTGGAGCCGTCGGGCCGGAGCTGAGTTTTGATCTCGATGAGCCCGGCGTCGGCCATACGCGCAAGGTGCGTTTTGACGGAGCCGGGCGACATCTCGGTGACGCGCGCGAGCGTCCGGTGACTCGGGTAGCACGTGCCGGCGTTGTTCGAGAACTCGGCCAGCGCGAACAGCAGGCATTTCGCCATCGGGGAGCCGGTCTGGGCCTCGCGGGCCCACGCGGTCGCGTAGACGCTCATCGGCCACCCCCGGGGGTTCCGTACTGCTCGGGGTTGCACAGGAGCCAGCCCCGCTCCTCGACCTGCTCGAACGTCTCGGCCTTGCGACCCCGCGTCCACGTCGAGTAGCGCCGGGTATACGGCTCGATGTAGCCCATGGACTGCAGGAGCGCGAGCGCGTCGGCCAGTTCTGTGCGCGTCATGTTGGTGCGCGACATGAACCACCGGGAATCATGCTGGACCCACAGGGGCCCGTCCTCGCCGTCCAGCGGGGCCGCGTTGTCCCCCATGACGACCAGCAGCAGTTTCATGGCGGGCGAAACCTGACGCTGGGCGTATGCCCAGATCACGCCGTCGGAACTCATCCGCGACCTCGCTCTCGTGTGGTGGTTTGATCCATGGGGATGTCCGCGATACGATGGTGGTACACGGTAGACCTCTCTCTACTGTGTCATGGGGCAGGGAGCCGCTTACTCCGCTGCCCCTTCTTCATGCCGTGTGTCTATTGGGAATCATAATATCATGATTTACGATATTACGCTCCGCAATGACACACGATTCCAGCGCGCTCCTACTCGGGCCGCGGGAACGGTTCCTGCACCGATCCCCCGGGCTTCCAGCTCAACTGCCGGATCTCGCGCCCGGCACGCCAGTAATTCCACGCCTTGATCGTGATAGCCGCGATGTAGTCATCCGGGAGCTTGCTGACACCCCCGGCGTTCGCGAGCAGGCGTTGGCGGAGCGTCAGGATCGGGTCGGCCTCCTGGAGCCCTGCGCCCGATTCAAGCTTCCCGTAGAACGCCTCAGCATCCTCATGGTCGATGTTGCGGAACAGGTAGTACAGGACCGACCCGACGGTCTTTTTCAGCCCGAGGGATCGCATGGTTGGTCCGCTCGTGCGATTGAGGCATGCGTACAGGATTTCCGACTCCGCGGTGACACGGGCCAGTACCTGCTCATTCGAGGGGGCGACGCGCGATTTGCGCTGTTTCGCGAGATTCATGTCGCCATACCACTCGTACGCGATGATCGCGCGGGCCAGCGCGGACACGCGGTTGGCATTGGTGTAGCCCGCGATCGACACGACATCGGCCTGGGTGCGGCTCTTGCCGGAATTCATCTGGGTAAATGCATCGTCGTGGACCCCGGTCACGACCATGGACTCGATGGTTGTTCCAGACTGCACGACGGCCGCGAGGCGGTGCTGGCCGTCGTGCAGTCGACCATCGGGCGACAGAATGATCGGCTCCCCCGTAATCTTCCATTCGCCCCTGACCATCGCATCGGCGTAGCGGTTGACAATCGTGGTGCTCATGCGTCGGTTTGCTCCCGGGCGCGCGAGCCAGTCGCCCGCGAGCTCCGGGGTGATGGTCTGGACCTCCGCGTGGATGCCCCGAAGGGCATCCAGTTGGACGACAGGTTTCGCCATGGTGTTAGCATCCTCTCGTGCTATTTCGAGTCGCGGATCTACCGATTCGCGTCCTGCTCCCACGCGGTGATCAGGGCCGAGGCGTCGCGCTTACTCATGGTGTTGAGCGTCGCGCCGTTGAAATGCTCCGCGATCCACGCGTCGATCTCGTCCTCACCCATGTCGAACACGTGGTCCCCGAGCGCGAGGATCTTGCGCTTCTGCGGGTCCGTGATCCCGGCGTTCGACTGCTGGCCTGACTGCCGCGCCGCGCCGGACTGCTGACGCTGCTGCTTGTTGGCCGACGCGTCCGCGACCCCGCCCTCATCGATCTCGCGCCCCGTGAACTGCGTGCCGTACCCCAGGACCGCGAGCGCGCGCCCGATGGCTTTGGTCTCGGCTTTCTCCATGTAGTCGTTGAATTCCTCCGACGTACACATCCCGTGGCCGACCGCGACACCCCCCGTAGCGCCGTCCGACGGAAGCGTCACCGTCGCCTTGAACACTGCGCCACCGTCCCGCAGCTCAACGAGTTCCGTCACCACGTGGGCCCCGGGATGCTCGGACCGTAGCCACACGATCCGCCACTTGACCTGCAAATAGTCGTTCCCGCTGACCTTGGTCAGGTGGTTCGCGGGATTGAATGGTGTCGCGGCCATGCTATGCCTCACTTTCGGGCGCGAGATACGTGTCGCGCATGTCCTGATCGGCCTGCTTGAGTGCCGCGAGCACCGCGTCCTGATCGTCGCCCCGGACCGTGATGCTCCACCCGTAGCCGCCGCGCTGGCCCCGATCCAGGTTCACACGAACTCGTGGCTCAGTCGTGCCATGAATGGTTCCGCTGGTTGTCTCGTTCATCTGTGCCTCATCCTCTAGCGGGCCCGTCCCCATGGGCACGGGCTTCATGGGTCGTGGAGCCGTCGCGAGAAGCCGGTCCACAACCTCGGGAGTGTAGAGCGCGTGCGGGGTCGGGCCATCGGGCAGCGCGGTCCCGACCGTGTGGAGCAGGTGTGCGTGCTTCCAGCACAGCGCCTCGCCCATGTCCTCAATCGCGAGCTCGCACCCCGGCACCCGACATGTCCCCATCACAGCATTCCCCCGATCCATAGTCCCAATATCCCCATCCCCAGAATCAGCAGTCCGCCCACGATTCCGGCCAGCAGGTCCACGGCAAAGCGCGTGAGCCGTGGACCCACGACCGGAGCGCGCTGCACCTCTGGCCGGCGTGACGGCGCGATATAGCGGCGCGGACGCTCAGTGATCACGGCGTCACCTGCGTGCCACATGAGCACGCCTCATCCACCTGCGCGAGGAACTTCCCCAGCGCCGCCAGATTCGTGACGCTGGTGGATGAGCAGCACCCGCACGGAAGACACATCGTGACGTTGAATGCGCGGGAATACTGGTCCCGATCGCTCGCGAGAGCGCGCAGGTTGTCGGTCTGGAATCGAGACTGAAACAGGATGCCCTCGACCATGGTGAAGGCCGAAACGACATCATGCTTAGGCCACTCGTTGTCCACGTCCACGACCGAGAGCTTGACGCCGAACAGGCGCTCCATCCCTCGGCAAAACAGCACCGACGCGCTCTCTTCCGCGACCAGGAGTGCTTCGCGCCGCTCCGCCGCTTCACGCCGCTGTTTGTCGGCAAGGGCTTCTGCCGCTCTAGCACGTAGTGACATGGTTGCCGTGGGGTAATCCATCGTTGCGTCCTCTCTTAGCCGTTTTTCGGCTAACGCTCGCCTCGGTGCTCCGCTAAGAACCGGGCGATCTCATCAGGCGTGTACAGAATCGTTTGCCCGTAGTGGAACGGTCGTAGCACCCCTTCCTTGCGCCACCGCCGCAGGGTCGAGACATCAACCCCGAGCCAGTCAGCAGCCTCATCGGTCGTGAGTGGTCGGTCCGGCAGCCACGCGGGCACCTGCTCGACAATCCGCGCCGCCACCGCCGCGGCGATGCGCTCAATCACGGCGTCGGGGAGGTCCAGCGATAGCGCAACCTGCCCGACCGCAGGGATCTGCTCAACCATCGCCCCGCTCAATCCGCCGCAGGTACGCATCAAGCGCCTCGCGGACGACACGCGAGCGGTTGGTATCCCGCCGCGCCGCAACAATGCGATCAAGTGCCTCGATGTGCCGGGGATACAGCGAGAGCGAAACGTTCTCCGCGTACTCCCGCTCCTGCGTCATCTCGACCTCCCTTCACGGATGTGGGTATCCAATATCCTGATATCTAATATTACTACAATCTAATACCACTTGGCAAGCATCTCGAATACCCTGATATCAGGTATCGCGATATTAGAGGTTCGCATCGAGCGGGTCCCGCGGTGCCGTCGAGAGAGAGGCGCTGGCAGTGAGCACCAAAGTGGGCCAGTTGATTCGGAATCGACGCCGTGAGCTGCAGTTGACACAGGAGGGGCTCGAGGAATTGGCACAGGTGAGCCAGACCTATATCAGCATGTTGGAGACGGGGCAAATCACGCGGCCCGAGATCGAGACATTGCGGCTATTCGCTGACTCACTGAACATCCCGATGAGGGACTTGATGATTGCGGCTGGTTGGCTCCAGATCGAGCCAGTGGTCGTGACCGAGGATGCGGTTGAGGTCGCAGTTCTGGGTGATGTCCCGGGGCCCGTGCCCTCGACTAGCGAAACTGAAGGCGGCGATGCAGTGATCCGGGTACTGCCCGAGATGATCGGGAGAGCGAACGAACCGTTTGCCCTGCGCGCAACTGATAACGAGTGGATGCAGCGCGGCATTGTGGCGGGCAATTACGTGCTATGCGAGACATTCGACGATCAGGACGGGGCCCACGAGCCCGAGGTCGGGCAACTGGTCGCGGTCGAGATAGACCGCGAGATCGTGCGGCTCGTCACATGGTCGCGTGAGGGCGATGCCGCGGTGCTGGACGGTGGTCAGGGGGTTGGCGAGGTGCTGCGGTCCCGCGCGTGGGCCCGGCGTGTCCGCGTCCTCGGGACCTACATCTATCATCTGGCCCCGCCGCCGGCGTCGCTCCTGGAACTCGCGACCACCGCGCCCGAGAGCCGGTGACGCGGTGGTGAAGCCGAAGAAGAAGCCGGAGAAGCGCACCAGCATCCACGCGGGCGTCTACCCGAGCGGCGCGACCCACTGGCAGTACAAGCTCCGGTTACCGCGCCAACCCGACGGTACCCGGCCCATGGAAACCCGCGGGGGATTCCCGACCGACCAAGCGGCCCACGAGGCCCGGGTGCGCCGCCTGGTCCAGATCTACGATGGCATCGCGGTGGAGCCGGGTGACGAGACGGTCGAGCAGTACCTGCGGGCCTGGCTGAAACTGCGGGCTGACCACGTGCGCCCGTCGACCGACTATAACTACCGCCGTACCGCGGAGCTGTTCATCTACCCGTACATCGGCGACATCCGCGTCCGGGCCCTGCGGGCCGATCACGTCGAGGCGTGGTTGCGAAGGTTACGCCACGAACATCTCAACGAGAAGACGGGCAGACGGGGGCTGGCCACATCGAGCATGAGGATGGCCCGGAGCATTCTGGTCGCAGGGCTCAACCACGCGGTGACGGTCCGGCGCATCCTGCCGTTCAACCCGGCGGCCAGCGTCGAGATCCCCCAGGGGGAGCCCACGGGCCGCGTGCTGGCGTGGACCGAGGATGAGCTGGCCCGCGTGCTCCCGTTCATCGATAAGGATCGCCACGCACTCATCTGGTACCTCGGGCTCTTCCTGCAGATGCGCCCCGGCGAGATTCTGGCGCTCACGCGCGACGACGTGGATCTCGCGCGTGGCGAGATCGCGGTCCGGCGCACCATTGCGCGCACCGCCTCGGGGCGCTTCGTGGTGTCGAACATGACGAAGCGCGAGTCCAGCGCGCGTACAATCCCCATGACGCGACGGATCCAGGAGTTGATGCGCGAGCATCTGGATCAACAGGATATCATCGCGGCCAGCCGCGAGCGCGCGCGCGAGTGGAACATCCAACGGCTCGTCTTCCCCTCGTCCCGCACCGGATCGATCCGGGGGCACGCGTGGATGCGTGGATGCCTCGCGACGCTGTGCACGGCCGCCGAGGTGTCGCGTATCTCGCCCCACGGCCTGCGTCACACCGGCGCGACGTGGCTGATTCGTCGGGGCGTGTCAGCCGCGGTCGTGAGCCAGCGCCTCGGTCACTCGTCCGTGGCGTTCACGTTATCGCGGTACGTGCATCCCGATATGGGGGACCAGCGGACGGCGGGCGAGATACTGGAATCGTAAGGGTTGTTCTACGGTTTGTTCCGCCGAATAACTATCAACGGCGCTTTTCCGCATGTGGACGCGGAATCTGCAAATCCGATTACTATTTGCAGTATAGCGGGGCTTGTCCTGCAACGCCACCTATCAGCGGGCAACGAGCATGGGGTTTGAGCGCCCACATGCGGAAATCGACCCCGATGACCACGGTTCCCGTAGACCACGGCCCTGCACCCCAGGGCCGTGGTGTTCTACCGGGTGTTCCGTGGCGCTGCGCCACGTTCCCCGAGCTCACGCGCCCCGCCTGTTCTACGGGATGTTCTGCCGAATTGCTGGAATATCATTGACATGCTATACGTGATACTGTACAATCTAGTCATTGAGGTAAGCGGCCTCGATGCGGAACGTGGAACAGGACTGAGAGGAGTCCAGGACATGGCAATGACGATGAGCAAGGCCACGATCGACAACACCGAGCGCGCCACCGCGAACATCATCCAGTTCGCCCGCACCGAATGGGCGGTGCCGAGCCGCACTGAGCTTGGCGTCGTGTATCGCGTAGATCACACGCCCGATGGCTATCGGTGCAACTGCCCAGCGGGCCAGCGGGGGCGCGGGTGCTGGCACATCAAGGCGGTCGACGAAATGGTGAATCCCACGCCCCAGAACCTTGAGCCCGAGTGGGTGCGCGAGCGCTTCGAGGCGGATCGCCGCGCCCTCGGCGTTGCCCTGCTCCGGGGCCAGATCGACGGCTCAGGACGCCCGATCAAGAACCGCTAGTCCCCACGAGCGGGCGCAGAACGCGCCCGCTCTCTTCACGAGAGGAATGCCCGGTGAAGCAGTTCATCATCACGGCGACCACCAATGTCGTAGTTCCCATCACATTCCGGGTCAATGCCCGGAGCCTGGACGACGCACACGCGATGCTCGCAGATCAGGACAGCAGGCAGTACGACGGAGACCAGATTGTCGCCGAACTGGATGACTGGGACTTCGACCTCGACGCTGGCGATATCGACGTCAAGCACATCGACCTCGACGGAGCCGAATCCCGCGAAGCCAACTAGCCACCCCCCCCCCCCCCCCCCCCCCCCCGCGCGCGCGCGGG